GACTGGCCGACCGTGGCAAGATGACTATTACAACTGGTACGTGAAACAGGTGAGTAGTCATGACGCCGGAAGCCAAGGTCAAAGCAAAGGTAAAGAAGATTCTCAATGAAATGGGTGCGTACTACGAAATGCCGATGGGAACTGGTTTCGGGAACTCTGGCGTTCCCGATTTTCTTATTTGCATAGGAGGGTTGTTCTATGCTATAGAGTGCAAGGCAAACGGTAATAAGCCTACCGCACTTCAGTTAAAACATATCGATGACATTCGCAAAGCGGGTGGCATCGCATTAGTAGTAGATGAAACAAACGTAGAGAACCTACGCAAGGAGCTAAGTCATGTCGAAGTCAAAGCAAGTATTGGAGTTAACTAATAAGGGATTAACAGCAGGGGAGATTGCTAAGAAACTAAAAACCTCTGCGGCCTATGTATATTTTGTAAGACACGCAGCCAAAAAGAAGTCGAAGGACAAAGCACAATTTAAAAGTCCACGCTCGCGTCTGGTTAATGATTTGTTTGAGATGCGAAAGGCAATGGATGCGGTGGAGAGCAAGCCGACGAAGTTGCTCGTACAACCCCAGTACGAACACGCAGCCATGAAATTACTCGCTGCCATCGATCCTGCTACTAATCCCCCGACAGGCAGACCAAAGCACAGAATGCAAGCAACCGAAACCGATCTAGTCAATCATCCCCCGCACTACACAAAAGGCGGCATCGACTTCCTCGACTACGCCGAGGCCAAGGGGCTGACTGAGAACGCCTATCTATTTAATGTTGTTAAGTACATATCCCGAGCGGGTAAGAAGCTAGGGGTAGATCCTGTGCAGGATCTTGAGAAGGCAGAGTTCTACCTCAAGCGTGAGATTGCGCGGAGGAAGAGTGCGTGACCGAGAAAGACTACCTGCCACAGTACGCCGCAGAGTTAGTGCATGACTTGAAAGTACAAGAGAAGTATTGGCGCTACTCTGCAAATGCTGCACTTAAACGATGGGGTAAAGATAATCCCGTATACAAGGAAGAATTTTCCAAGGCCGAAGCATTTGAGATGACCGCAGATATGGTGCGTAATGCAGTACACATTGTGCTGCCATTGAACGGTCAAGTGTATGTACCCGCGTCTACTAAAATTTATACACCCGAAGAGTGTGAGTCTGCTCACGCTTTGCCACACGTAATAACCACGTTTGAACACGCAGCAGACAAGGATTACTTTACGGTGTCTGACGCTGATGAGTATCCAGACGCTATGGTTACTTTGGCCGTGGATTTCAAACAGAATGGTGACGAACCAGAAAAGTATACAAACTCAAAACTGCCTGATAGATACCCAGTTGCAATGATGGGCTTCTATCGTTTTAGTAAGTGTCGTAATACTGGTACTAGGTGGGTATTAAACAATCACTATATGACTATGTATACGCCGCTTGTATATACCAATGGAGGTACACAACTTGGACTTAGTTGCGTATTTACAAAGGAAGGCTTATACGACAGTGAACACAAACCAACAGTCGGTTGGGATGTAGCGGATGAAATCCATACTAGTTTAAACGGGCACATGGAAACAGTAATCCGAGCCTGTCATGCCATGCGTGTCGGTGCTGTGTTGGAGGAGCGTGAGGAGAAGTCCTATACACGCAACAGGACACTCCAGAAGAAGGGCGTTGGCGGGTTTGAGTATCACGTGTTGAGACTGCCACATGGCACAGTCAGAGAGACGTTGGGTAGTCGATCCGGTAGCGAGCGCGATGCCCCGAGGTATCACTTCAGAAGGGCGCACCTACGTAACTTGTCCAAGGGAACTCAGACGTTCGTGCGTTCGTGTTTCGTTGGCAATCGTGAGAAGGGTGAGATTCAGAAAGAATACAAACTAGAGAGCGGGGTAGCAGCATGATTAGGTGGATTATGGATTGGTGGAAAAGACGTAAGGCAGACATACACAGGGATTGGGCAAGTGTGCCGAACCCAGAATGGGCAGCGAAGCGAGGCGGGAGGGAGTATTGGTGAACAGAGAAGACATTATCCGCATGGCGCAAGAAGCAGGATGGACAAGTTGTGCGAATGACATCTACCCGCCGCTTGAGAAGTTTGCCGCCCTCGTTGCCGCTGAAGAGCGGGAGGCGTGTGCGAAGGTGTGTGATGGATGGCTGCATGCCAATGGAGATGATTGTGCCGCCGCGATTCGGGCGAGGGGTGAGACATGAGCAGATCATTACAAGACATATATCAAACCGGACTCAAACTTCTTGAAGAGAGCAAGTTTGACGAGGCCATTCCGCACTTTGAGACAATCATCGAACTGCGACAACTCTTGGCAGGAGCATATATTCAGCGAGGCCGAGCGCATTGGGAAATGCACCGTTGGGACAAGGCTCTGCCAGACTTTGAAACTTGCTTACGTATTGACCCAGAAAACCCTGACGCGCAGTGGACGGCAGGGTTAATCAACTTACAACTGGGCAACTTTGAGCGTGGGTGGGAATTTTACGAAAAGCGTTGGAGCACTCCGACGTTTAAATCACCGCGTCTCAAGACTCGTTTGCCGTCGTGGGAACCTGATAAGGGATACAAGTCTGTGCTTGTTTGGTGTGAGCAAGGTATTGGCGACCAGATTCTTTATGGAAGTCTGTTGCGTTCGCTGAGAGAAAATACCAAGAAAGTCACGGTGATGATGGATGTACGTCTCATCGATCTCTTCCAACGTGCCAATCCAGACATCAAATTCATCCCACATGACAGCAAGGTAAACAATTCCGAGTACGACTCACAGATTCCTATTGGCAGCATCGGTAGACACTTCATTAAGCAAGTGTCAGACATCGAAGGCTACCGAGACTTTCATTACCTTCGAGAGAACGAAGATCGCGTTCTTAATGTGATGCAGGAACTTGCCATTGAACCTCATGAGTTTGTTGTAGGGCTGTCTTGGGCAAGCACCTCTCCGCACATCGACAAGCACAAGAGTGCCCATTTGAAAGACTTTCTTGGTTTGTGGGACATTCCAAACATCAAGATTGTGAACCTGCAATACGGCAAGCCCGACTACGACATTGAACCGTTTGAACAAGAAACAGGCAAAGTAATCCGTCAGACCACGGTCAGTAACTTCTTTGACCTAGAAGGCGTGGCTGCGATCATGTCGGTGTGCGATGCGGTGGTATCTGTATCAAACGCCAACGTGCATATCGCAGGGGCGTTGGGTAAGCCGACGTACGTACTGGATGCCAACAAGTTGTGGTATTGGAATCACAAGAACGGACGGAACAGTTTGTTCTATCCGAGTGTCAGGCTGTATCCACGGGACAACATGAACGCTCCGTGGGATAAACAAGTTGAAGAACTCATAGAGGATTTGAAGAGCCATGCAAAATACCAATGACGACGACGTTTCCTACCTAGACATCAAGCCCGAGGACTGCGTACCGATCCCTGCACAGGAAGAAGTATGGGCGAAGATTGGAGACAATGGGCAACTTGAAGTTATCCGTTGGGACTTGATTGAGAAGTATGCGGCTATGTATGACGCCTCCAACGAGAACCGATCACAAACGCAAGTGTTCTGTAAGTTGTTGAAGTTGGTGCGGGACGATACGAGGAAGCAGTATGACAAGTAAGGAAATAATTCTGGCTGAGATCACGTTGTGCGTTTGCAGTTTCTTGCTTGGCTATGCGGTGGCGATGTGGGTAGGTACATGAAAGTCTTTATCGGGTGGGACAGTCGAGAGGACATCGCGTATCAGGTCTGCCGGGAGTCCCTCGCACGTAACTCTTCCATCGAATTGAACATCAAGCCGATTAAGCAAAGCGATCTGCGCGAGAAGAACTTGTATTGGCGTGAACATGACCCTCTCTCTTCTACCGAGTTTTCTTTCACCCGATTCCTAACGCCGTATCTTGCAGGATACGAGGGGTGGGCGTTGTTTATGGACTGCGACTTTCTCTGGCGAGGGGATGTGGCGGGTCTGATGGACTACGCCGATCCGAAGTACAGCGTGATGTGTGTGCAACACAAGTACAAGCCGAAGGAAGAGACGAAGATGGACGGGGCTGCACAGCACCAATACCCAAGAAAGAATTGGTCAAGCCTGATGCTATTCAACTGCGCTCACCCTGACACCCAACAAAACCTAACGCCGAAGACGGTGAACATTGCTACGGGTATGTATCTACATCGGTTCAGATGGACAGCAGACGAGAACATCGGTGCGCTGCCTGTGGCCTACAACTACCTAGAGGGTTGGCACACCAAGCAAGACTGTCCGAACCCCGTCGCTGTTCACATGACGCGAGGTGGACCGTGGTTCAAGGATTGGCAGCACGTTGAATACGCCGACGAGTGGTTGGCGATCGCAAGGGAGATTTAAAAATGAGTTTCTATACTTTTTCACCATGTCCTTCAACGCAACAATTTTACGTTACATGGGAAAATGGATTTAATAGTGATCAAATTCAAAAAATTATTGAAATTGGCGAGTCATTAGAGTTAACAAATGGAACCGTAAATTCGCTAAAAGAAGGTAAATCTTTAGACAATGTTAGAAAAGTTAAGGTTTCGTGGATAGAACTAAATAATAATACGGGTTGGCTATACGACAACCTTGCATATATCGCTAGAAATTTAAATGGTCAATTTTTTAATTTTGATTTATCAGGATTTGTAGAGCACTTTCAGTATACAGTTTATACGTCTGATAATAATCATTACGATTGGCACGTAGATCATGGTACTAACGAAAAAATTTCTCCAAGAAAACTTTCTCTTGTTTTGCAATTATCCGATCCTAGCGAGTATGAAGGCGGCGAATTAGAATTAATGATTAGTTCAGAACCGACAAAAATTAAAAAAGAAAAAGGTTTTATATGTTTATTTCCGTCTTGGACTTTGCACCGGGTAACACCTGTAACAAAAGGCGTTAGAAAAACTTTGGTCGTTTGGATAGCCGGACCTAAATTTAGATGATAAAGAGCAGATCAAATGCGTAAGAGGTTGAGTGTTTACACGAAGCCGTCAAGGTTCAATCTGGTTCTCTCGCTTGATCAGTACAAGTATTTGTTGGAGCGCAAGAGACGCGCCAAGGAACTCGACGAGCGAGTGACGTACAAGGATCTAGTTGAGAAGTGGGGCATCAAGCAGCACCACATGGCTAGTGCCGTGTACCGTGGAATTAAACAGTACGACGACTACATGAAGGAGGAAGAGCGTGTCAGTAACATACGACGACAAATCGCCTCCGGGCGCATGGAAAGAAGAAATGAAAGCCGCGCCGTGGGGGTACGGACAAACACAGCAGCAACAGATAGAACGCGCTTTGCAGAATATTCGCAGAGCGGGGCTGTCCGACGAGGCTACAGTGATTTTATTAGAACTGAATACTTTGAAGACTGAAGTGGAGTTGTTACGTGGAAATAGAAGATGATATCTTAGACCTGATTCGCGCATTACCTAACGAGGTCAATGACGCATCAACTACTACGGAGATGAAGTTTTTGACGGTGGGCAGCGTGTTGTGGCAGTGCCACCACGAAATCAAATACTTACGGGCTGAAGTGGAGAGGTTGAAACGTGACGGTAGTGGTAAAAAAGGAAAGAAGATGTACGGAGTGTAAGCGTCAATTCGCTACGCCGGAATCGTTCCGATCACATCGATACAAGTTTGGCTCTTGCCGATCAGTTGAAGCCCTTGCAGCGGCAGGGTTTATTGAGACAGGCAGGGGGTGGATCTACACAAGGGAATTGGGTGGGAAATGATTTACTCAGGTGCGGGGCCATTGCCTCGACATACATATTGTTTTGTACAGCCGAACACGTTTGGCAATGACAAGTTTGAGCGCGTGGCTTGGTTTGGCCTAGTCAGTCATCCCGGTAGGACGTGGGGTTGTCATGTGATGTTGGAGTGCGGTGCGGTCTATCGCAACGTGCCTCTGCATCGCCTTGCCCATGATCAAGTAGAGAATCTGTGGAACACGCATCACGCACAGACTTGGGACTGTTACGGACATGACTTCAGCGTTGTGGAGTACCCGTTTCTTGAGGCCGTGCCAGTTAAGGTCAGGCTGCGTAATAAGGAAGAATACAATGGCCGGTATATGTTCACGGCCATACCCATGCTCGATGGGTTTAGTCTAGAACCAGAACAGTCCAAAGAGTTCTACTTCATCAAACTAGACAACGGCAGGTTCACGGCGCAGCCGACCAATCACGTGTTGATATTGGATAAGTCTTTTAATACGGAAGTCGCATGGCCTAGATTGCAGCGGCAGACCGAGACTTGGAGCGTTGATCCATGAGTTTTGTCACGCTCGACTTTGAAACCTATTACGGCACAGGGTTCAGCCTCAAGAACCTGACCACGGAGGAATACATCCGTGGCGAACAGTTTGAAATTATCGGCGTGGCGATGAAGATCGACGACGATGAGACGCAGTGGTTCAGTGGTACGCATGAGGAGATCAAGGCTTGGCTGAACCAAGTAGACTGGAGTACATCAGCCCTGCTCTGTCATAACGCGCAGTTCGATGGCGGGATTCTCTCGTTCATCTTCGATATCACCGCTGCCTACTACTTCGATACTCTCTGCATGGCGCGAGCCATTCACGGTGTTGATGCCGGTGGATCATTATCTGCGCTTGTCGAAAGGTACTCGTTGGGTAAGAAAGGTACAGAGGTTAGCAACGCGGCCAACAAGCACCGCAAAGACTTTACGGCTGAAGAACTTGCTCGGTATGCAGGATATTGCATAAACGATGTTGAACTGACCTTTAAGTTGTTCAATGCGATGATGGCTGAGTATTTCCCGCAAAAAGAACTAGACCTGATCGACATGACGCTGCGGATGTATACGCAGCCTGTCCTTCGTGTGAACCCCACCCTGCTCCGTGACCGGCTTGACGAGATCAAGCAGGAGAAGAGCACTTTGTTGCGTGGGCTGATGGACATCCTGCAAGTGGGTGACGAGGAAGAGGTGCGCCGGAAACTAGCGAGCAACCCACAGTTTGCTGCCGTGTTGAAAGATTTGCAGATAGACGTTCCGATGAAGAAATCTTTAACGACAGGTAAGGAGACGTTTGCTCTCGCCAAGAACGACGTTGGATTCATCGAACTTCAGAATCACGAAGACCCAGTCGTGCAGCAACTTTGCGCGGTTCGTTTGGGTACTAAGTCCACGATAGAGGAGTCACGCATTGAGCGATTTATTGGTATTGGCTCTCGGAATCGTGGTCGGCTTCCTATCCCGCTTAAATATTATGGCGCTCATACAGGTCGTTGGGCGGGTTCGGATGCGGTTAATTTTCAGAATCTGCCAAGCCGTGATGCCCAGAAGAAAGCACTGAAGAAGTCGGTCGTAGCTCCCGATGGGCACTTGGTTATTAATTGTGACAGTTCACAGATTGAGGCGCGTGTGCTGGCGTGGCTTGCAGGTCAGGATGATTTGGTCGGGCAGTTCAAGAAAGGCGAGGACGTGTACAGCGTATTCGCCAGCAAGATCTACGAGCGTCCGATCAGTAAGAAAGATCCAGTTGAAAGGTTCGTGGGCAAGACCTGCATTCTTGGCCTTGGTTACGGCACAGGCGCTGCCAAACTACGTCATACATTAAAGACGCAGCCGCCCGGTGCTGATCTGGACGAAGACACCTGCAAGGGCATAGTCGATCTATATCGGGATACCAACGACAAGATTCCTAAACTTTGGACTGCGGCCAACAACGCCGTCAAAGACATCCTCCGATGGGACGATGCTGAGATGATGGAGTATTCGTTGGGCGAGCATGACGCACTGCGTGTGAACCGGATTGGTATCAAACTCCCTAATGATTTGTATATCCGATACCCCGGCCTACACATGAACGAGGACAACAAGATTGCATACAAGTCCCGCAAAGGTGTGGTGACTCTGTGGGGTGGGTCGGTTGTTGAGAACGTAGTGCAAGCACTAGCCAGAATTATCGTGGGCGAGCAAATGCTCATGATCAAAGAAAGGTATCGTCCAGTGCTGACTGTGCATGACGCGGCGGTTGTTGTCGTACCAGAAAACGATATCGAAGAAGCACTTGCGTTCATAACACAAGTAATGTCTACTCCTCCCAAGTGGGCGGTTGGGCTACCAGTAGCGTGTGAGGCGAAGTATGGAAGATCCTACGGAGACTGTAACTGATGAGGACTGGGACATACCCGACCCTCCCACAGAGATTGAGGCACTGCGTGAAGAGGTGCGCTCTTTACAGATATTCGTGAAGACGCTTTCTCAGAACTACGCAGGGACATGGCGCGAGGTCGCTGCCATACGTAAGAAGTTACAAGAGTTGGGGTTGTAGTGTTTACGTGGTCATATAGTAGTCTGAAGGAATTCACGAACTGTCCGAAGCAGTATTACCACCTAAAGGTAAAGCAGGACTACGTAAAGAAGGCCACGGAGCAGATGCTCTACGGAACCGAAGTCCACAAGGCTTTGGAAGATTACGTAAGGGATGGAACTCCGTTAGCTAAGAACTACCAGAGATTTCAGGGCCCCTTAGATGCGCTGATGGAAATACAAGGTACACGCTATCCCGAACATAAGATGGCGCTGTCCCATGACAAAGTACCGTGCGACTTTGAGGATGAAAAAAGATGGGTGCGCGGCGTTGTTGACCTCTTGATTGTTGACGGTGAATCCGCATACATTGTGGATTACAAGACAGGTAGTAATAAGTACGCTGACCCGAAACAGTTGAAGTTGATGGCACTGATGGCCTATGCCCACTTTCCTGACATTGTCAGTATCAAAGCAGGGTTGTTGTTCATCACCAAGAATGTGTTCGTGCCAGAAGAGTACGAACGTAGCGATATCGGCAGATTGTGGGCAGAGTTCACACCGAGTCTTGAGCGGTTAAGATTGGCGTATGAGAATGACTCATGGCCTCCGATGCCGACAGGTTTGTGCGGATGGTGTCCAGTAAATACTTGCAGGTTCTACCGGGAGAAATGAAATGCCGTACGTGAATAAACCCAGACCGTACAAGCACGAATATCAGATGCAGAAGAAGCGCGAGGAGCATCCTGATCGCATGGAGCGCCAACGTGCGCGTCGCAAGGTAGACAAGACCGGCGCGGATAAGAACGGTAACGGTAAGGCTGATCGTCGTGAAGGCAAAGACATTGCCCACAAGAAAGCGTTATCGAAAGGTGGAACCAACAAAGATGGTTACACAATCCAGTCTGTAAAAAGGAATCGGTCGTTCCGTCGTAACCCAGACGGTTCGATCAAGTAACTCCATAAGGCGTGAGTGTGAGAGTAAGGGTGATAAATCAGGCCCTGCGGCGGGGACTACCCATCCATGACAACCGCAAACCACGTCAGTTAACGGCAAGCCCAAGCGTATGGATCACACTTCGTACAGCCTCCACCTTGAGCGTTAACCGTCTGGCCCACGTGACGGGCTTTTTGGAGTAAGCATGATTGATGCAGTTTTTTACTGGTGCGTTGACTTCCTAGAGTACTGGGCCGCCCAGCTTGGGATGACCTATGAGGAGATCAATGTATACCTCTTCGTCGTTCTTACTCCGGCTATCATAGTCATTCAGTCTTTCCTGATCGCAGCGTTGCTGCTACGTAAATCCAAGTAGGTTTAGTTATGCAGATAGTCGAAGACACAGCGTTAAAGTTCAGTATTCCTGCAAAATTAGCAGACACGATCTACCAGAGCGTTGAGAAGTGCGAAGTCACAAACGTCTGGGCAGATGCTAAAGAATTGATCCTGTACTGGGGACTTAACGAGGCGCGAATCGCTGCCACCATACTTGATGAGATGCAGCCTAACGTGACGCTGCCCAAGATCCCATCGCCCATCTTGAAGGACTACGACTGGCCGGGAATCTACAAACCGTTTGAACATCAACGGGATACGGCGTCGTTTTTGTCACTACGCCAACGTGCGTTCTGCTTCAACGAGGCAGGGACAGGCAAGACCTCGGCTGCAATCTGGGCGGCTGATTACTTGATGAAGCAGGGACTAATTAAGAAGGTGCTAGTTATTTGTCCTTTGTCGATCATGTATTCGGCATGGCAAGCAGACATCTTCAGAACTGCAATTCACAGAACGTGCGGTGTCGCACATGGCTCTGCGTCAAAGCGTAAGAAAGTATTAAGCGAGAACTACGATTTTACGATCATCAACTACGACGGCACAGGCGTGGTTCTGCCAGAACTTCAACAAGCGAAGTTTGACTTGATCATTGTTGACGAGGCTAACGCATACAAGACCGTCAACACGAAGCGTTGGAAGAACCTTGCTAAGATGATTGAGCCAACCACGTGGCTCTGGATGATGACTGGCACACCGGCATCGCAGTCACCGTTGGATGCGTTTGGTCTGGCTAAGTTGGTTAGTCCGGGACGAGTTCCGAAGTTTACGACTGCTTGGCGCGACAAGGTCATGTATCCGGTGAGCCGATTTAAGTGGCTTCCAAAATACACTTATAAGGAAGATGTGTTCTACGCGCTACAACCTGCGGTTAGATACACAAAGAAAGAATGTCTGGATCTGCCAGAACTTACTTATCAGACACGTATCGTGCCGCTCACTCCGCAAGTTGCTAAGTATTACAACGAGTTAAAGAAACAACTGCTAATAGAAGCAGCCGGAGCGCAGATCTCTGCTGTCAACGCAGCGGCGTCGTTACAGAAACTATTACAGATCAGCGGCGGTGCGGTGTATACGGACAAGCAGCAGGTAGTGGAGTTCGACATCAAGCCGCGCTTAAACGCCTTGCAAGAAGTTCTAGATGAAACTACAAATAAGGTTGTAGTATTCGTTCCGTACCTGCATACTATCGACGTTCTCACGAAGTTCCTCGACAAGGAAGGCGTGACGAATGCAGTGATTCAAGGCTCGGTTGGCGCGAAGGAACGATCAACAATTATTGATCAGTTCCAGAAACTACCTGATCCAAGAGTGTTAGTGATTCAGCCACAGTCTGCGGCACACGGTATTACTTTGACCGCTGCCGATACGATTGTGTTCTGGTCGCCTGTGATGAGTGTTGAGACATATTTGCAGTGTATTGGACGCATCGAACGTGTAGGCCAGAAGAACGCTATGACGGTGGTTCACCTTCAAGGTTCTGAGGTTGAGAAGAAGATGTATACGATGCTGCAAGGAAAGGTAGACAGTCATCAAAGGATAGTAGATCTGTACAAACAAGAGTTGGATGAAGTGGAGGTACAGTGAATACAGAAGAGTTAGTCGAAGCGTATATCAATCTACGTAACGCACGTGAGAAGTTGCTTACGCAGTACGAAGCGGAAGATAAGAAGTTGCAGGATGAAATGGCTTTGTTAGAAAAGTCATTGCTTGATATCTGCAACACAGTTAACGCTGACAGTATCAAGACCGCGCATGGCACAGTCATGCGTAAATTGAACGAGCGTTTCTTCTGCCAAGACTGGGACAACTTCTACAAGTATGTTCTAGATAATGAAGCAGTTCAGTTGTTAGAGCGCCGCATTCACCAATCAAATTTCAGAGAACACTTGAAAGAGATTGAAGGCGATGGTCTCCCGCCGGGGGTCAACGTGATGCGGGAGTATGGTGTATCAGTACGTAAAGCAACCAGTAGGGAGTAACCCATGAGTAACGATATTATTGCTAGTCTGAAAAGCGAACTTGCGACCATCCCGCGAGGTGTTGATGACGACACCCGTGCAGTAGCAGGGTCAGGTGGTAACTTCGCCAAGCGCATCTCCATCAAGGGCGGCGTGTTTCGCAAGATGGCAGGTGGTAAAGAAATCGGTGCTATTGAAGATCGGCACATGAACGTGATCTTTGTTCGTATGGCTCACACGGCGAGCCGTCAGTATTACTCTGGCGCGTACAAGGAAGGCGAGAAGATCGCCCCTGCCTGTTGGTCAACGGACTCCAAGGTTCCTGACAAGGAAGTTAAATCCCCACAAGCCGAGGCTTGCGACAAGTGTCCGTGGTCTGTGAAAGGCTCCGGTCAGGGTGGCAGCGGCACTGCCTGCCGTCTGTCGTGGCGTACTGCTGTTGTTCTTCCGAACGATCCGAGTGGCGATGTCATGCAGTTGGTTCTGCCTGCTACGTCGTGCTTTGGTAAGGAAGACGGTGGCAAGTGGCCGTTCCGTCCGTACATCCAGAAACTCGCTGACAACGACATCAGCGCGGGTCGCGTTGTGACCAAGATGCAGTTCGACACCAAGTCGCCTGTACCGAAGTTGCTGTTCTCGCCTGTTGGTGTTGTACCTGAAGCCGACATCGACACGATCATGAAGCAGCGTGAATCTGCGGCAGCAGAAACCGCTATCAAACTGAGCGTGTTCCAGACGGATGAAGGTCAGGTTAACGGCCCGATTCTTACTGGCCCCGCTGCTCTTGAAGAGCCGAAGTTGCGTGAATCGAAGAAGGCGAGCGATGCCGCCCCTGCCGGTGACGTGACTGACGTTGTCAAGAAGTGGGCGAAGAAGTAAGGAGTCGTTATGCGGTCTTACGGTCAGAAGTTTCTTCTGGAACTTAGAGACGCTGATCCTACGCGCTTGGGCGTTCAACTGGGTAGGTTGTGTGTCGATGCCAACCTCCCGGCTTTGTACGTTGCCAAGGTACTGAAGGTATCGAAGACAACTGTTTACGAATGGTTTCGTGGGCAGTACATCCGAGAGTCCAACCGTAGGACTGTGGAAGCGTTCATCAATCTCGTCGGTAAGGACATGGAGGCAGGTACTCTCCCTGCCAAAAGTGCTATTGATGCGAGGATGTACCTCTCAAGCATGGTAGGAGAATCGATTTGATCTAACGGTCTCGATTCTTTGTTTGGCGGGGTGGCCGTCGCCCCGCCTTTTTTATCTGTAGGCGCGTATGCGAAAAGAATTTTACGAGAAAGCATTACCGTCGCAGGGTTTGTACTGTGCAGCCGGGATCGACCGTGACGGTCGAACCTACCATCGGTTTGCAGAGTCGCTCAGCGAACTGGAAAACTTTGTTAACGAACTGCAAGAAGGTGAACTAAATGTATTTGTAGCACTGCACACGTTTAGCCAGCGTAGCCGGAAAGCCGAGTGCGCTGAGTATTGCAGAACCTTCTTTATTGATCTGGACGTTGATCCAGAGAACCCGAAGAAGTACGCCAGCAAGGACGAGGCGCTCTCTGCAATAGAAGACTTCTTAAAGGTAACTGAACTGCCTCCACCAGTCCGTGTAGATTCGGGCGGTGGTGTTCATGCCTATTGGATTCTGGATCAAGACGTACCGAGTGCGGAGTGGAAAACCTACGCATCTAAATTCAAAAAGTTATGTCTTGATCACTTGAAGATTGATCCTGCGGTAACGGCAGACTCTGCCCGTATCTTGCGTTGCCCAGACAGCCTTAACTACAAGCGTAATCCCCCTACGCCGACCAAACTTCTGGACACGGATTTCCAAGAATGGTCGTACGAAGAATTTAAGAATTACCTTGGACACACCAAGGATGACGTTGAACTAACTATTTTCGACACGCTGCCCAAGGGCTTGGACGAGGATACCCGCAAGATTGCGCGGCTTGATAACTACGAGACTTCATTCCAAGACATCGCTGAGAAGAGCATTACCGATAACGGCTGTGCCCAGATCAAGCACATCTTGATTAATGCAGCGACCTTGGAAGAACCCATGTGGTACGCAGGGCTGTCGATTGCACGGCACTGTACCGATTGGGAAACCGCCATCCACCTGATGTCCGAAGATCACCCGGAGTACAACCATGAAACAACTATTAGAAAGGCTAATCAAGCGTTTGGTAAACCGTTTTCGTGCGACAAGTTCAACGACCTCAACCCCGGCGGATGCGATGGATGCCCATTCAAAGGACGGATCACGAACCCCCTTGGTCTTGGAAGACGACTCATTGAAGCCCCGACAACCGAAACGATTAGTGAAGAGGACACAATTCGGGTCGAAACGAATCCCCAAGAAGTTCCGGTCTTTCCCGCATTCCTCAAGCCGTTTGTCCGAGGACAGAACGGAGGAATCTACTACCTCCCCCCGCCAGAAATAGATGAGGACGGGCAGAAGGTACAGTCGCCTCCCGTAATGCTTTCGATGTGCGACTTCTTCCCGATTAAGCGCAAGTACAGTCCGGGGGCGGGTGAGATATACGTTATACGTGCGGTCATGCCGCATGAAATCCGTGAGTTCGATATGTCGATGGAGGCATTCAACTCACTCGACGCATTTAAAAAGGTTCTGGGTAAGGAGGGTATCGCCCCGCCGAACCAGAAACTATGGCCGATGTTGGTGGACTATATGACTAAATGGGCACATTACTTACAGTCACAGTCTGCTGCTGACTTGATCCGTGGGCAAATGGGTTGGTCTGAGGATAACTCTGCATTCGTCATTGGCTCTGTTGAGTACGACAGGAACGGTATTGAACGTAAGTCTGCTACGTCTCCCTTGGTGCGCGGCGTTGCCAAGATGATGGAGCCGCGAGGCAGTTACGAGAAGTGGAAGGAGTGCGCGAACGCTCTTAACCGGCCTGAGTTTGAGATGCACGCCTTCGCTGTAGGCATGGCGTTTGGCTCTCCGTTAATGCGGTTCTGCAAGACGAAGGGCATGACGTTCTGCTTTACGGGTAACACCGGTAGCGCGAAGACAGGCGCGTTGATTGCAGCGGTCAGCGTGTTTGCCTCGCCTATGGACGCAAGCGTGTTCAAGGCCACTGACAACGGCTTTGTCATGCGTTCCCTTAACTTTAAGAACATCCTGCTAGGCATCGACGAAGTTAAGGATAAAGATCCGAAAGAGTTATCTAACCTTATTCACACCATTTCCCAAGGCAAGGGAAAGGTACGTATGCAGGCAAGCGTCAATGCAGAACGTGAGCAAGAACTATCGGCAGCACAGATATCTTTATGGACGTCAAACGAATCAATGGTTGATAAGTTATACGCAGCAAAGCGAAACCCAACCGGTGAGATGGCTCGTTACATGGAGTACCGGATACCAAGACCGGCCTACTTGGAAGAGAACCCGAGTTGGGGTGAGCAAGTGTTCGACCCATTTAATAGTAACTACGGATGGGCAGGGCGAGATTTTGCCAAGAATCTGATAGTTACGCCCGATGCAGATATTGAGTTCCTGATAAAAAAGTGGCGTGAGCGTATCTTTAATTCTAAGTTTGGTAGGAACATTACGTTCCGCTTCTTCGAGAACGCTACCGCTGCCACCTTCGCAGCACTAGAGTTGGCACGTAACTTTGATATTGTAGAGTACGATCTAGACCGTGTGTTTGATGAAGTCATGCTTCGGTCGATCATGATCCGTGATAAGACTGTCAAAGAGCAGTTCGTAGACTACGAGGGTTTGGTAACCGAGTTCTTCAACGAGTACCATCGTGGCATTTTGATCTTCAATGGTGGCGTGAGCACCACGGAAATTTACGGCCCGTTGAAGGGACGACTTGAGTTGGATACTGGACACTTCTTTATCCCCAAGCAGAGTTTTGATGACTTCTTGATTCAAACCTGCAAGGTAAGCACCGCTGAGATGCAACAGGTTCTAACTAAAAAGGGTATCTTCCTTGGCATTGAAGAGAAGAAACGTCTGTCTACGGGATGGAAGGGCGGCACTCTCAATGGCATTAAGTGCTACTCATTTAAGATAGATACATCTAAAGAGCAGATGGAGAAACTGATTGCAGAATCAAAATCAAAGTCTCACGGAGCCTGAATGGATCTTTCCATTTCAAGGCATGGAGGTTGGAGACTCGTTCTTCATCCCCACAGTTAGACCTGCGGCTTTGATTTACATCGTCGACTCTCGCGCCAAGGTTTATGGTATCAAGGTGAAAGCCTTTACCATGTCCAAGGAAGGACACCTTGGCGTGAGGGTTTGGCGCGTAGCCTAGAAGAAAGCGTCCTCGTCTTCTGCGTTGAGGTCTGTTACATACTCAGACGTTGCGATACGCAGATTTCTTGGCTGATACACGCCCATGATGGCTTCTCTGGCCCTGCGTTCACGTTCTTTGTACGACTTGCTAATAGTATCGCCCGTGATTCTGTAAGACGGATTGGATTCGTTAAACTTCCGAATATCTTCAAACGCCTTTTCCATTGCTTCCGGGTTGTCTGCCTTTCGTGCAGCGTAGAGGTTGGTCAAAAGGGCGACACGACGATTCTTCAACTTCTCACTAACCTGATAGGTCGCACCTCTCTGCGCCTGCGCTACCGCCAAATCTGCCGGGGCGAAACCCAACACCTGCATCATTGAGTTATACGCATTGACATCCTCGACGATGGGCAACCCGTCTCTTGTCAAAGCACCTTCCGTGGCAAATCTAAATCCTTTAGCCATGTTACGAATTGGACCGGGCGTGAAAGACTCGAAAGCACGATCAAGATTTCCTTCAGACAAATCTTTAAATCCACGACGCGCTGATTCAACCAATCCGTAAGTCGGTCCCGCCAAACGCTCTAGGACGTACACGGGCAATCCTACTTCTGCCAATCTCTTTGGATCATCTCGCCACAGAAGACCGTTGAAACCAGTTCTAGAAGCAATATCCACGTTCAACAACTCGTTAACGGGGCCGTTCAATCCCAACGTGCCTACTGAATCCAACACCATTTGTTCAAGATCATACGGTTCGTCGTCATCGCCCATTATGAGAGATGCAAGTACTTCGGCAGCGCCAAAGAGGGGCAGACCCTTGATGCCTGCCAACATATACGTAGAGCCAAAGATGTACAGCAGTTTTTTCTGCGCTAAAGACTTTAGTAACTTTTTCTCCGCCACGTTTGCATTAAATTGAGCAATTTGCGCTGGAGTTGAACCTGCCGGAGGAGTTGAATTTATTCTTTCAATAGCCTGATTGAACGAGAAGGCAAGGTTCAAGATCATGTTCAGAGCATGGGTTCTGAACGTAAGAGCGATACGGCCAATGTCCGTCTGGTACAACCGGCTGTTCGTCTCAGGCGTGGTGGCTCCGTTGATATCGTAATTAAGACGAATCGCCTCTTCCGATGCCTTGCCTGCGCTTACACCCTGCCTGTTTGGATCAAACGCCTGTCCATTCACGTCAATGTTACGAGCCAGCATATAAGCAGCAAGTGCTGACACTTCACGGTTCATACGCTCAGAACTACGGAACACGTAACTCATCGCCAAGTTCACCTTGGCACTTAATCCCTCGTAACCCCGAACATTAATGTTTTCCGCTTGAATTAGTTCTTGTTCAGCAGCAGTTCCTACCACAGATCTAGCCAACAACGTGCGGTAGAAGCGATTAAATTCTTGCCCGTGCGCCGTCTGCGCGTAAGCAGCAGGCATATTGTTCCCGCCAAACGAGGCTGGCATATCGGCCAAACGCTTGTAATCGAAGCTCAGCCTACCGGTCTGCGGATCGCGGTACGAGTGCTTGAAGAACAACTGAATTGCCTGCCCCACGGCACGCGAAGCATTAACAACGCCATATTTAGCAGCGAGCGCAGGCCAAGCCATCATCGGAAGGATAGTCGTATTGATCATGGCTGAAGAGATGTTCAGCGCAATACTGTAGAGATAATTTATTTTACCAATGGTGTAAACATACGGTGAGTATTGCTGCAACGTCTTGGCAAACGTAATTCTAGAATCTAAATCGTTTTCTAATGAATCAATGTAAGAATCATCCAGATCCGGCAGCCCTACATAGGCAGGTGCGCCCTTGTTATTGCGATATGTGGTCAACTGCTCCTTGATCAATTTCCTGACCTTCTCAAAGGGCATCGTGTACTTGAGATTGTTGATTTGATAAATGATGCTAGGAATACGTTTCTCGTACGCAGCTATAACATCTTCTTCAAAACCAAGGCGTCCGTAGTACATCGCGCCATTAAGCGTAAAAGTTTTACGCGAGCTTATCTCTTGGCGTAGATCATTACCGTAAGCACCCGGCATGAACTCAATGAACGTATCAAACACCGTTCTTTCAGCGTTTACGATATCAGCATCGGCAACATTTGCCCTTGTCAGGGAATCTCTCACATTCTCAAGAAGTTCTTTGAGCAGTCCCGGCGGTAGTGAAGAAATACCGTTGTAGTCTCTTTGTTTTACTATGGTATTTCTGTTAGTAAGAACAGTCATGCCTTGAGCACGCACCTGCTGCTCTGCATAGTCTCGTCCGGCTTTACTATCAAAAAACTTAACAACTTCGACATTGTTATTGTCTTCATAGTCGAGCCTATATAACCCTTCACGAGGCAACGGTAAGTAGAACTTCAATCGGTTGTTCTGGAAGTTGGCCTTAATGCCTGCAATGACATTGGCAGGAAGTTTGTTCATCAACTGCGTCAATTTGATCTTGAACGCATTTTCACTGTAATTCCTGTAATCGGTGTATATATCAGCAATTAACTGCTGAACATCAGTCGGCAGCGCGTAGAACCGATTGACTGCTTCGTGCAGAACTTTCTCATCAGGCGTCAGGGCGCTATATGCCGCGCTATTAGCAGGGATATTACGCATCCGCTGCGAGGCTACGTTCGGGACGAAACGCACAAAGTCGCCGTTGGCGTTTACCTGTTCCTCAAGCACAGGAGCCTGAGAAAGGTTAATCAAGTGCGCGACCTTGTTGAACTCATCTACGAACTGACTGTTGTTACGCAGGACTCCTCGGTACTTACTTGCCTGCTTGGTGAACTCCACCATCTCTTTCGTAGAGTCGTAGGCTTTTCTCTCTACCAAGTTGTTCAAAGCGCGGAATGCAGGTGCGTATTTCTCAAATAATTGCATCATGTGATGCAACGAAAAAGTTTGTAGCTTTGCGTTACGCAATGAGTTAGGCACATTACTAAGTGCATCAATTACGCCGGTTAGAAGCTCTCTGTTTGCCACTGGCGCATTTTGGGCTTGCCCCATCGCACTGGTCATAATGCGGTTGTACCGCGTTGTCATGTACCGGATGTTGTTGTATCGCGGCACAAGGCGCGTCTTTCCGCTGATAACCTTGTTGTGAGCCTGCGCGATGATGTCTTGAATCTCGCGGTTGCTGTAAGCAACGTCTCGGCCAACCAGTTGGCTCAAGGCACGGGCGAACTTACGAATCAGGGCAGCAACACGGTTAAAGGCAGCGCGATACTGCGAATTGGCAATCGGGCCACCCTCGGACATCTCGGCAAAGACTTCTTCCGTTGCCAGCGCCCTGCGCTCATCCTGCGTAAACTCGCTCTCTGGGTATACGTTCGGGTTCTCTTCAAGCCACGCATCGGCATCGGCACGAACACGATTGTTCGTGTTGTAGATATCCAGCATTGTCTGAAGAAGTCTTTCCCCAAACAACTGCTCAAGACCGTAATGACCCAGTGATTCGTGGAATACCGTGGCCTTCAAATCAGATGGCAGACGAATGTTATCTGCAATGATGTACACGTCGTTGCCAACGGCAACGCCCATGCTGTCCTCGTTAGCCTCGGGATCAAGTTCTTGCGGCAGATCAAGGTGCGACTGCACAACAATAAAGTTAGGCGGGTTCTTCCAGCCAGCCGTGAACTTGCCAATCAACGACCTGACAGTGTCAGCCTTTAATCCCTTCGTCAGGCTTTTGATCTTTTTAAATCGTGTGTACTTTGTTTTACGGAAGTCAAGAGGTTCGTAAGAGTCATCTCTTTCTTTAACGCTTACTTCATCGTCTACGGTATCTCTAACGTCCGTATCAATATCTTCTTCAAGCCTTGCTTGAGTGGCTTCGCCCAACTGTGCTTCAGCCTTAGTAATACTGTCTTCAATACGTTGAAGCGTTTTGTATTCTGTACGCAAGTCAGTATCGCCACGCTGAACAGAATCAAGCACCCCCTGAATACGTTTGGCGTATTTCTTGAGCTTTCCTGAGTCGCGGGCAAGCGTTATGACATTCTTGGCGTAATCAACTACTTCTTTTCTTGAAACGCGCTTAGGCACCGCTTTTTTAGGTGTGGGCGCCTCTTCTTCCGTAAACAGTCCAAGCTGAGTTTTAAGCTTAGACATACCGGCTTTAATGTTCTGGACAGCACGTTGAACTTGCGGTTTGGTCATGGCGGGCATCGCCTGACGCTTTATGTAATCAAGTTCAAACTTGGCAATTTCTGCCATACGAGAGAACGTGCCAAAGTCTTTATTACCTTCTTTGGCTAAGTTTGCACGTGCCTCGCTACGCTGCCCCGTTGATTCATACGCACGGTAAACAGTGTTGCCCTGTGCGTCCTTGTAGCGTAAACCATACTCCCCTTTACCAATCTCAGGCTTCAAGGTGGGAGGCAGTTCACGAGGAATAGCGTCCGTTATCTCAGCAGCCTTATCAGCCTCGCGCTGAATACGTTCAGTCTCGGACTCAACACCTTCGCCGCGCAATTTACCCGTGGCCCGCTGCCGCGCCTCTTCAAGACGTTGCTCAGCAAAGTAACTATCCAGCATGTCAGGCGGCAAGCCAGTCTCGGCAGGTGCGCCCTCAAGACCAAGTTCTTCAAGACCCGTCTCTGCAACGGCTTCTTGTCTTGCTTCGGGGGCAATAGTCTCACGAGGAGCAAACCGACCAGATGGTGTGTAATCCTCTTCAACGACGAAGTAACTGCGACCAGCAGTTTTTGCAGCCTTGACGTTGGTTTTCTGTACTACTTGGCCGCTACCAAGCAACGCACTACGCAATGACTTGGCTTGACTGAGCGGGATACCGAGCGCCGCTTGAAGTTCCGTGGCTGAACCCTTACCAGTCTCGCGGATGAAGGCAACGGCACGATCTTTAAGATCGCGGACTTTCTGCCTTTCAGCAAGGTAGCCCTCAAGTTTACGAGGCGGCAAGCCAGTCTCAGTAGGCGCACCAAACCCTTCAAGGCCAAGACCCTCAAGGTCAGCCTCTAATGTAGGGGATACATCTGCTTCTCGGTCATCAACCCGTTCAGTAACGTCGCCAGTAGCAGCCAGTCCTGCGCCTCTAGTTGGCGGAGCACCGAGTTCTCCGGCTGGCGGTCCCAATGTAAACAGGTCAGGGCTTCCTCTACCTGCTCCACCGTCAGTCTCTGTAGTAGTAACTGTTGCGCCTGATACATCGGTAGCCTCCGGCTGAGCGGCAGGTGCGGGAGTAATGACTTTAAACTTACTGCCTTTTCGCTCAAGTAGACCCTCGTCAACAAACTGCCGCATCAATGCAGCGGCTTGAGGTTGATTAAGTCCCGTGGCTTCAGCAACAGCCTTGATAGTCGGGGTGGTTTGAATAACTTCAAGCGCAAGCTCGCGCGGAGTAAGCGTGACAGCCGGAGCCTCAAACATATCCGCAGGAATGCCACCCTCCGTGGGCGCACCAAAGCCTTCCATGACTCCTTCGGTAGCAGCCCGTGCAGCATCGTCTTCACGAGCGTAGGCCAACATATCCTCAGTTAATTCGGCCTCTTCTTCCGGCGTGCGAGACGGAGTAGGGATTACTCGTTCTTCTTCGTCTCGCGTAGGAGGTGTGTATAGAGGTGGTTCTTCATCTTCACGCGGTGCAAGTGACTCTGCTTCGGCTGCTTCACGTAAGGTACGGGCACTGTACTGCTCACGTTGCAACTGTTGGTTCAGACGCTCTTCGGCTTCTCTTTCAATTTCTTGAATAGCCTCGCGCTCAAGACGAGCTTCACGTTGAGCTTCAGTTTCTTCAGTTGTAACCGGTTCTTCAGAAGTGATAGGCGGAGGTGGAGGAGGCGCAATTTCTTCCTCTTGCCGTGAAACAACCTCTGCTTCTGCTGCTCTGGCTCTTTCTGCCTGCTCTCCGCGATACGTAGCAGCCCCACCAATCGCGCCAAATCCGCCACCAAGGAGAGCCGCACCAATCGCAGCCTGTTTGAACTCTTCCTTGGCCTCATCGTCATCTAGCGGCAGACCTGCCTGCCAACGCTCCAAGGCTTGCTGAGCAATTTCTTGTGGGACTTCAAACGCAACGCCAAGACCCACGCCCTTAACTACGTTGCCCTTGAGAGAAAGGTTGCCCTTGTTAAAAGCATCAATAAGAACTTGTGCGGCTTTGCTTGATGTCTCGTCTTTGGTAAGCAAACGCTGAGCGACAGGGAACTTGCTCAAACCCTTTAAAATCAATGCACCGGGGACAACATCAAGTCCTGCTTGTGCCAACGATGCGGCAGCGGCTTTGCCCAAAGACAACTCAGGTACAACTTCACCCGCTTCAGCAGCGGCTTGTTGTTGCTCAGCCTGACGGCGGAGGTTAGCAATACTGTATTGACTAGCACTTGTACCAGCGAAGCCAGCAATACCACCGAGCGGGCCAGCGGCAGCACCGGCTACACCACCTACAATGGGAGCAACGAGCGCACCGAGTGAACCACCAAGCAGTTCCTTAAAGGCTTCCCAGTTATCACCTTTACCAAATCCGCCAACGGACTTGTACTTGGACTCGGCTTTCTTAAGGAACTCTTGCCTGTTCTCTTCCGTAGGATTGGCAGCATAAGCCGCTGCTTCATCAGCCAGACCAAGAGAGGTAACAGCATCCTTAAACGAGCCAATAAACCCCGCCTGTTTCTTGGGGGGTTCAAACATACTCGAAATGCTGCCTTCCACTTCACGGTAAGCACGGGCTAACCGTTTAGCTGCTTCAACGTCTCCGGCTTCATCTGCCTTGCGTAATGCAGCAGCAATCTGACTAAGCGTAGCCATTTTTACTGACCGTACTTAGCCAAATCAATTTGTACTTGATCTCCTACGTCTGCTCCCAAGTTATTCATTATTAAACTTCTAAGTTGTTTAGCCTGATCACTATCACCTGTCAAAGCACCGCTCTGAATGAGGTCTGACAACAACTCATCTCTTTTAAGGGCCCTAGCAGCGGCGTAGCGTTCTCTTTCAGCCGCAATCTGCGCCCCAGTTCTACGATCTTGACCACGCTCACGGCCTTGGAACTCAGCAATCGCCGTCTCGTTTTGAGCGCGAGCAAGGTTAAGAGAGCGAAGATTGCTCTTGGCTTCTTTCTCCAAAGCGTTCGCATCTCTAATGTTGCCCGCCTTGCGTAATTCATCTGCCTGCTCAAGGGCAAACCGATTCTGGGCAATGCTGTCCTTAAGCGCACGGTTCTCTTTAAGTGCGGCCTGATACAACTTGGTGCCCGTGGTTCCACCAATAGCGGCAGCGCCCAAGAACCCAGTACGCTCACGACCACGACGAGATGCAGCCTCGGCCATAGCAAAGAATCCTTGCGCCGCTGCCATGCGCTTATCACTTGCCAGATCCCTTTCACCCTCTGCTTCGCGCTTAGTCAGGTACTCACCACGCTTACGAGCAGATTCGCCAATACCTTGTTTTGCCTGTATTGCATCTATCTCAGCAAGGCGCTGCTCAAGAGTCTTTTCGGCTTCAGGCTTAAGTTGAGTTTCAATGTCAGACAGTATTTTACGGCCTCGACCAAAGTCGCCGTAATCTCCACCGCCTAACTGGACACCACCGGAAGGACGTTGACCACCTGTAGCAGGAGGCTTAGTTCCTGCACCAGCGGCAGGGGGAGGAGCGGCTTCAAATCCAAGTTTTTGCCTTGCTTCTGATTGTTTTTGAGCCGTAACTCTTTCCATTGAACTGGGAGCGTATTTTTTACGAAGTTGATCTACTTTATCGCTAAGTCCACGACGTTCAAGAATGTCAGACAAAGCCATGATGTCATTGGTTAATGAACTATCTTTTTTAGTTATACGATCACTTAAAAGTTTTTCGTATTTAGAAAGAATAGCTTCATTACTAATTGACGAATCATCTGCCAAAGTTTCCGCAGCTTCTCCACCAAGACCCATTATTCCAAAAGGTGACACAGAGTAACCGGGAATTGTTGGGTTACCTGCCATTAGCGATGGCGGCGTACCGTTAGCCATGTGTATAACGTCCCCACCGCCAGCAAACGCAACGATGCCACCACCGGCAAACTGCGGATACTCCATGCGGCCAGCGTCGATAGCGCCAAGGCCACGATCCATCGGTTGGGCTTCTTGTTGACCAGCGTAGCTAGTTGGGCCACCAAGACCCCCAAGCCCACCGCTGCGGTCAGTGGTATCACGCTGCATCTGCTGCTGTTGATCCAGTATGTTCAACTGATCTTTGATCGTAGGCGGAGTCTGTGGCGGCTTGACCTGTTGCTGTTTCAGTCGTTGAAACTGATTCAACATTGAGTACAGGTCGGTAAGGGGAGCCACGCCTTGAGTAGCCATACCCTTGACGTACTGGATAGCCTGATCGGGGGGCATACCCTTTTGGATGGCCTGTTGGAGTGAGGCCATCATCGCTCGACCCGTGCCGCTAACTGGACCGATCATGTTTTATTTCCCCGTTGTCTGGCCGAAGCCACCGAACAAGCTACCAAGTCCTAATCCTACGCCAGCAATCTGTCCAAACAAACTACCCGGTGCTTGATACATCGTCTGTGTCTGCCCGGTCGCCGGAAGTCCACGCAGGATACCTGACATGAACTCCAACTGTTTGTACGGCTGCTGCTGTTGGTTCATGAAGTCTTGGTACTGTAGGTTAAGCAACTCTTGGCCGAGAGCCTGCTGCTGACCGCCAGCGCCTAGTTGAGCAGCGTTAATGCCCATCTGTTGCTGATACTGCTGCTGACCCAAGTTACCCAACATTCCCGCCGCAGCCAACTGCTGCTGAAGACCTTGCATACCAAGACCCGCACCAAACTGACGGGACTGCTCGGCAAGGTTTGCACCGGAGAGGCCGAACTGAGCGCGTTGCTGAGCGTTCTGCTGACTGAACTGATTGGCCTGAGCCAACTGCGCCAGAGCCTGCTGCTGAGCCTGAAGTTGTGCAGCCTGATTCATCTGCTGCGCTTGCAAGCCCTGACCCGCACCAAACTGCGACTGGTTAATCAGTGCCTGTAGATTAGCCTGCTCTGTGGTGAGACCCGCAGCCTGATTAAGTCTTGCGGCTTCCATTGCCTGCTGAGCATTGAGTCCTTGAGTCTGAAGAAGCGCGGCCAAGTTCTGCTGACCAGTCGTAAGGCCAGCCTGCTGATTAGCCATTGCAGCCTGCATTTCCTGCTGACGCTGGAACTCTGCGGCACGCTGTGCGGCTTGTTGGTTAGCCAACTGAGCCTGAAGGGATTGACTCCCCATGAACTGCTGACGCGCTTGTTCGGCAGCGAGGTTCTGCTGACCAACCGTGAGTCCCATCGCCTGATTAAGACGTTGAGCCTCCAACGACTGACCAGCACCCAACTGCTGAATACCCATCGCAGCCTGAAGGTTCTGACGAGCAACGTCTTGAGTAGCCGCTTGGTTAGCCAAAGCCGCCTGCATTGCGGCGGCGCGGTCACGTTCAAACTGGCCCGAAGATTGTTCATAGGCTCGTTGAAGCCCACCGGCCTCAATATCACCCAACTGCGTAGCAAGATTGCGCTGTGCTTCAGATTGGAGCAAAGCCTCACGAGTACCGCCTCGACCGCCAGTACGAGCCGCAGCCGCACTAATGGCGGGAAGCCCTTTCATGTAATCTCGGACAGCCGATTGTTTCTGGCGCTCCACGACGCCCTGCATATAGGGCGACATGTATTCAAGCATTGAGCCAAGGCCAAAGCGTTCGGTACCAACGCGCTCAGCCGGACCCATTCGGTATTCACGAAGGTTGGCAGCGCGAACTCGCTCTGCCGGACTCATCGCTAACTGATCATATTGATAGGCTTGAGCACGCTCTATGTCATAAGCAGACGGAGCGCCAACTCGTTCAAACCCGGCCATTTGCGGAGCCGTGTATTCACGTGCAGCGATGTCCCGTGGCCCTCGCATTTGAAACTGCGTGGAAGGAGCCGCAGTCACATCACGGGACGTAACCCCCATCCGCTGAAACTCAGGGGACTCATAGAAGTTTTGAGCGGCGGCGGGATCGTATCGACCGAGTCTTTGGGCATCTACACCGGCAAGACCAGCAAGCCCCGTGGCTTGGGTAAGTTGATCCGCAGTCTGCATTCCAGCAATGTTTCGGAATGCTTGTTCTTGAAGCGGATTAAACCCTTCAACGCGCTGAATCGGATCCAGTATTGGCTTGCCCTGTGCATCCAATACCGGCTTGCCTTGAGCATCCAGTCTAGGCCGGGCATAGGGCTGATACCCTTGATCAGAGATTCGCTGAGCGTCTCCTACAAGCTTAAGTATCGCTTCCTTAAGGTAACTAGGAATGCTGGTTTGTATTTGTTCAGTAGGTTCGGCCATGATCGCTCCCGATTAGGCAGGCAGATACTTGTCGGCTTTTACAGCGGGGGATTGTCTAGTCCTACCCGTGCGAGCCTCACGTATCCGATCCATCATTGCGTAAAGTTTCTTGGCTCCCGCTTTGGTAGAGCCATTACCGAGATGCGATACAACATCAGCCGGTACGACGAATTCGCCGTCAGCCAATGCAGCACGTTGTACACCCTTACCGCGAATTACGGCAGGGATGCTGTCAGACATTCCATCGCCTTCGCCTTCAAGCAACTTACCGCCAGCCAAGTATTCGGTTGGCATTTCACCGCCGCCTGAGAACCCGAAGTTGTAGTCCTCACCGACAGCAGCGCCGTACGGATTATTTGGAGTGGGCAACGGCGAACGAGGCATCGTCATGCCACCAGCCTGCATAGCGCGAACTCGACCACCGCCGTACATCGGTCCAACGCGGGTATCTTGAATAGGCATACCGTCTTCGTCTACCGGATTGCCATCCTCGTCCTCGTAAGTGCCGTCTGATCTTTGGTAATAAGTTCTACCATCGTTACCAACAACCGTAACTCGGCCTGAACCCGGCGCTCTAAATGCAGGATTACCTCCGGTTGGACGACCACTGCCCCCGGTTCCACCCGGAATACCTACGCCACCACTGCCCGGTTTATTGGGCGTAGTTTCACCTGCGGCAGCCGCATCCCTATACATCTGCTGAAGCATTTCTTCAGTAGAGGCTTTCTCTTCGTCAGTCAGATCCGGTATCGGCCTACCAGCCTCATCCGTCACTCTCAAACCAAAGAACTTTTTAATCTGATTCTGCGTCTTCTTCGGGAACATCCGATAGGCTGAATACGCAAGGCCAAGATAAGGATTAATAGATGACAAGCCCATATTAATCAGGGCCTGCGTACCGTAATCCGTCAACTTATCTAGAAGACCCTCATCCCCATCTTCTTCCTCACCCGTTTTTACAGGCTCATCCTTCTTAGGCTCTTCCTTTTTAGGAGGAGGCGGGGGAGATGGAGGAGGCGTGATCGTAGTTCCCGGCGGCCCCGGTGGGCTTGGTGGGGGAGCAGGAGGATTCGTGACAGAGGCAATAGGCACGCACGCGCCAACAGCACGATCATACGTGTACCCTGCCTGACAATCAGGATCAGGTTTATCCGGGGGCGGTTTATTCGGGTCTCCACCCGTGCCGCCACCAATTCCACCCGGCGGGAACGCAATAAACTCCGGATTCTTGGCACGACGATTCAAATCCGCCACGTAGTCCATAACCGGCTTGGTATTAACCGGGGGTTTGGGCGGAGCATTGATCATGTCCATGTACCGCTGACGCGCCGGATCAAACGGGTTGTCAGGAGGTAGGATTATAGGCGGAGGACCGACAGGCGGTTCCACGGGGGGAGGCTGCACAAGCGGCGGTCCTTTAGGAGGAGCGACACCTGTGGGAGGGTTAGACCCAAGCCGGACGTTAGAATTGTCTGCGTTCGGATCAACCGTCGCCGGATCTTTATATCTTGGCGTAGGATCAAAAACTGCACCACCATCCGCAAACCGTTCTTCTCCTGTGTACGGATCAATCTTCGGCTCATAGCCGCTAACCACTTCACGTGGCTGGGGAGAGTTATTACGGTAATTACTCTGCATCACCGTAGAGAGCGGATAAGTCTGATTCGGATACGGGAACTGCGGAGTTTGGTGCGGCAGCACACGCTGCTCATTTATGTCCTGACCGGGCACCTGCATCAAACCGCCGCCAGCGGCGCTAACAACACCCGGAGCCATCGCGTAAGGATTGTACGGAACAAGGCCTTTCTTGGTCTTCTTGTAGTACTTACCCGGAGTTAAGTATGAATATTCGCGGCCGTACCCGTACATCGGGTTAAAGTCGCCAGCCATGTACACCAGATCGTCATCAGGGTTACTACCCGGTACTTCAACTTCGGGTGTAAAGGCATCCGCAAGGCCCATAAACGTGGCTTGTTTGGACAAACTTTGGGCAAAGGGAGACTGGAAGCCGCCGCCCAAGCCTTCACCAAAAGCTTTTCGACTTTCAGGGGACGTAAATAAATTCTGAGCGCCTTGAAATATCCCTTTGATGCCAGTCGAAGCAATAGGATCACCCGATACCAGATTAGAAGCAATGGCTGCCCGTCCAGCCCTTAAATCTGCGGGACTCGGAGTTCCTCTGAACGCGCTAGTCGGCTGTACGTAGTTAAGAATTTGATCAGGTGTCGTGGCACCCGAAGCTATTGCCTGCCTACCGATAGCCAAGTCGCCAACAGTGGGCGTTCCCTTGAATTTATTAGCAGACGTAAAGAAGTCGATGCCTACTTTCTCAGCGTCCCCAGTCGGGTTATAGACCGGTTTAGCCCCGACCGTGGCTTTCGCAGCCTCTATAGCTTCATTGGTTTTGACAAGTTCTTCAGGGCTTACTTTTTCAAGCGATGGGATTGAAGCTTGTTGCAGCGATTGAGCAAGGTTTGCCCCGCTATAGGCCCCCAAACCAGCCATCAAGCCCTTCTTCAAGTCGCCTTCAATAAGGCTCGTTGCTCCGCCCACAATCAATGCGGTGCCCAACGCCTGACTACCAAATCCAATAGTCTCAGCAAACTTACCCAGTCCCGGCACGCCCGGCAGGATGGCACCAATAATGGTAGGGAGCAGTTTCTTAAGGAACGAGGCTTCGTACAGACCCGTTTCCGGGTTAATCGTCAGGCTACCACCGTGTGCCAAGGCAAGTTTCTGTAAGCCCTGAACCTCTTCGGGAGCCATGTGAACGAGCACAGAATCTCCGTTCCGACCACGGGAGGCCAGAAGGGAGGCAAGTCCTGCCTCGGGAGGATTCATGTATTTCGGGTCGTTGTTATACATACGCCCCCCGTGGGGTAAATTTGTTTAATAGTATCACTGGTTTGCCTCGTAGATCGACACCCACGAGACCGTCAGGATAATCGACGGGATGGCTGGGATGTTCCCGGTAGCGGCTACATACGGAATAACAACGGCTGTATCTGCCGCCTGCCAAGCCAACTCGAAATAGTCGCCTGCTTCCATCACAAGGACAAAGTTCCAAGCAGCCACGATCTCGTTGTTCGGGCCGTCGATGACAATCTTGGTGGCTGAGTCTGGGAGATTTATCCCGTTGATACGAGGCCATATATAAACGGCACTTGCTGAACCACCTGATTTGTCCAACTGTGCCGAGAACTGAAAGTTATAGACCCCAGTCTGATTTACGTAGATTTTGGAAGCAGGTGTTGACCGAGTAATTTGATACTCTGAAATAACAGAATTAAAACTAAATAGATTGACCGCATCAGCAACCGGATTTAATTGTGTCGTCGTATCAAAATACGAAGCGTGCGGTAACGGCGAATTAACCTTGTTGGTTATGCGGTTAAAGAAAAGGCGTAAGACGTTACCAAACTGATCTTGGTACCGCTGCTCGTATATAGCAGGAGCAATAGGTAGGTTAGGCGGTGTGATGTTATCGGCCATTACCGACGACCATCCGGGCGAACATCAATACGCATCATGCCCATCTGCCACGCTACACCAAGGGCAGTTGAGTCCAAACGGAACGCCATCTGACGACCACGAACTCTTGTATATACCTGACCCGTATACTGCTGAATCGGGATGACAGATGTACGAGTTACAGTCGGAGTGTCCGCAGCCGTGTAGTTACTGCCTGAGTTTTGACGGGGTTTAACGGTCAGCGTTACAGTCGGGTTTGCCGTTGTAGACCCTGTGAAGTTAAGGTCAGGCAAGATACGCCAGACGTACCCAAAATTCTGACCGTCTTGAATGTCAAAGTCAGACGATTCAATAAAGGCTTCAATAGGCAGCGGCGGGGTTACTGACTGATCATCGTTACCCACTTCGTGCAACATGGCCTGATTTGGCACGTAGTAACTGACCAACGTGTACTGGTCATGAGAAGCCGCCGTCGTGCTTTCTGCCCCACGAACGCAGCCAGTTAAAGTGTTGTTGCTGCGTCCTGTATACGTAATCTTTTCAGAGTCAATCTGAATAGTTCCAGCAGTCGGATACGTAGCACCGTCCGTAAGAGCAATCGTCGTAACAGAAGAATTAATTGCAGTGGCAAGATAGCCGGTCTGAATGCTGAAAGCCGCAATCGGGTAGTTACGCTGCGAATGTTCAGACCAGAACGTACGATTGATATTGCCGTAATACCAGATCCGCTCAAGGTAGTTATAGATCACATACCGATCATTAATCTGGCTATTGGCTGACGGGTAGAACCACCAAACTTCGTTGAAGCCTTCGTTAGAACCAGCCACAACCTGATCAAGTTGATCGTAGTTAATATCGCTAAAAATGAATTGGCGCAGGGTGCAAGGCAGTGTTTCAACACGACCAGAGTACATGAAGAACTTATCCCGACCCATCCAGTAAGTGACGTTGTTCACGTTCTGGAATGCATTCTGAGATGCAATGGATATATCTTGATCAAGCAGAGTGAACGACCACACAAACGGCGGTCCCACGTACTGCATAGAGAAGATGGCCGTATCCGTCCAAATCAGGATTTCTTGACGGGTATTGGTCGCCGTGCTGATAAACGAACCGTGCGACAGCGTTTGTTCACCTGACTGGTTCGTAACTGCCGGAACCCATTCGTACGCATTGCCTTGGTCAGACCAACGTACCAAAAGCGGGTCAAACGCCGTATCAAAGTTAGTTGGGTCGTACGGTGTGGCCCCACAGCAGATAACAAAGTCGTTAACCGGCGAGTCGATAATTACGTTGGTTTCGTTTGGAACAAACCGTCCGGCAAAACTAAACGACACCGCCGAAGCAGTTAACGAGCCAGACGTAGAAGCCGAAAGAGTGACCGAGGTAGTACCATTCCAAGCCGTAGTTACGTAAGTACCAACAGGGATATTGGTGCCAGAAACTACTGATCCGGTAGTAATGCCCGTCGCATCCGCAACAAGAATAGTCGAAGCGCCTGAAGCAGCCGTAGCCGTCGTAGACACTTTAATTGTGCTATTGGCCTTCTCTTCCAACGTAACTGCACGGGGCCACGAGGACGTATTGGTGGTCCAGAAATAAATCTCGCCGCCACGCTCGGCAAACATCAAATCGTTACCGTAGTTGAACATTGACCAGAGCCGCATAGGGATACCGGCACCGGTAGCAGAACCCCAACCACCTGAGCCCCAAGGCGGTCCACCCCAGCCGACGCTAGTCGTGTAGACGGCGTTGCCAGCGTCGATATCAAACTTGGCTATAACAAGTGACCCGCCACCCGTCGTGGTAGACCCAGCGTTAGCATCGGCATAAAACGTGAACGAATCGGCGTTCGGTACGGATTGAATCTCGTAGTCGCCACTAATTGTCAGACTGGCAACAGTCGTTGCGCCAGAAAAGTTTACATAAGTGCCGATACCCGATGCGTGTGCCGTGGCAGTAACCGTAATAAGACGGCTACCAGAAGTAGTCGAAAACGGGTTCTGAGACAGGGTAAGCGAGTTCCCCAGAGGCGTAATATCGTAATACTCGCCGCCAAGTTCTACGTAGACTTTCTGGTTGGTGCCTACGCCAAGCAAGTTCTGGCCGACATTAGTCACCCAGTTCCAGAGCATTCGGCAGACACCCTTAAACGTGCTGCCACCTACGTTCATACTCTGCCAGCCGCCAATTTTCTCAGCATAGCCGGATCGAAACCGAATCTTATCGCCAGCAAAAAAGCCGCCTTCATTGGCGTAGCTAGTCGATTCACGGTTCACGCCGGGGCGTAATTCAAGTTTCTGTAAGGGCATCTAGGCAACTCCTGACAGATACAACGCTCGCTCGTCGTTGCGGCGCTTTACCAGACCCGGCAGTACTCTACCACCCGCCTTCGTCCATTTCAGGAATTCGTCAGCCGCCTCGTCAAAGTCGCCCCGATTGGTCTTCATCCGCAGCGAACTACGCTGCAAATTGCCGAGACCCACGTTGAAGGCAAAAGATACGAGAGAATCAAAGACTCCTTGGCGACCAGAAGCAGCAGGGCAAAGTCTAAGAACGCCACGCTCAAACCTGCGAAGGTCTTGAGCAAGAATAGTATCCACCTCTCCCATACTAAGGATGCGGTCCCAGCCCTCGGGTATCGGTAGATTCTTGCGCTCCTCATACTTCACCGCAGCGTGAGTAGGGTCAATTACATGGCCGACGCCGACAGTCCACAAGAGAGCAGGACAGCGGTAAGGTTTATTCCTTACCCCCTCGTGATGTTTGATCATGTCGATGGCGGCGGGACTGACCTTCACCGCTTACCCCTTTTTCTGGAATGCTTGCGTCCCGAACCAGAAGGCGATAATTGAACTCAGAATTAGCATCTCGTCGTCCGAGAAGACATTCTCCATTGCAATCGCAAACGGGATGCCGGTGGTGTACGCATACCAAACCCCGGCGACATTCAGTGCCACGAGTTCCAGCACGAAGATGTAAGTCACGACCGGACGCACCGAAGCGCGAAGATTGATCATCCATTGGGACGCACCTTTGCCAATCTCGACATCGTGCTGGTAGAGAGCCTGACGTTCTTCGGCAGCAGTCTGAGTTTGTATCTGCTCTAACTTGATCTCTTCGACCCGTGCTTGAGCAATTAAGCCACGCTCAGCCAACGCCAACTCCCGCTCCTTCTGGGCAGCGACGAGGGCAAGTTCATGCTTCTTATCCTGCCGGTCTTGGAAGATCGACAAGATTTTGGGCAGTCCACCTGCGAGGAAGGAAAGAAATGTACTGACGAGGGTCATCATGATTCAACCCTCAATTAGATCCAAGGTAACGGTTTATTCTCAATCGGAACGCTTGGTCTATTATTTAAACCACTATTCAACATAGTTTCAATTTGAGTCTTATCGACGCCAGCAGCAAAACACCAACCCAATATTTGATCTTCAGTTAAATTTTGAAATTCAGTAAAAGAATCTCCGATACCAAACATCATCTGTCCGTAGCAAGAACCCCAATAAGTAGCGTAAGTGCCATCGTCACTGGCAATACATTTCCACATTACTTTTACAACTACATCTGTATGTCCCGCTTCTTGGGGGATAACGTACAAACCTTCAATTTTCCAAGTAAACATTATTAAACCCTCAAATTTATTGTTCAGGCGCAACAACTATGAGTAGGCCGGGGCCGCCGGGGGCGTTTGGACTACTACCCTCACCGCCGCCACCGCCGCCACCGCCACCGAAATAATTAGACGAAAGCGGGGAAAACCTAATACCTGCGCCAGCACCGCCACCGCCGCCATAATTACCCCCGTTACCGCCAGAAGCGTTCGGTACGCTACCTCCGGGATTGTTGCCGGGACCTCCGCCACCGGCACCGCCTGTACCGACAAGTTTTCCTCCAGAAGCAGTAGAAGTACCGGTAGAACTGCCGCCGCCACCGCCGGGGCCACCAAGCGAAAACGGACTTGCGTCACCGCCACCGCCGCCGCCAGCGCCACCGCCGCATCCGGCACTACTAGGACTGCCGGGGCCTCCGTAACCGCCCTCAAGAAATCGATCTCCGCCGGGAGCGCCGCCGCCACCAGAGTGACTTCCGTAAGTCCCTGCTGCTGCACCAGCACCGCCGGGAGCACCAAATTCATTATTACTATTACTACCAGTACTTCCCCCTGCGAGAGTGAAAATAGTAGTTCCGCTTCTCGTTATGCTGGTCGTCCCGCCCGCACCACCAACTGAATAGTTAAGTGTTTCACCCGGAGTAACAGTAAGACTGTATCCAGTTAGCTGACTGGCACCGCCACCGCCACCGCCACCGCCACTCTGATACGCAGCGCCGCCAACTGAATATCCGCCGGGACCTCCGCCACCGCAGCCCCAAACTTTGATGTATGTATATCCAGAAGGCACAGTAAAGGTGCCGCTAGTTGGTCCTCCAGTTGCCAGTAGCTGTACTTCAGGACTTTTGCCCTTTGCGGACAAAATTAGCATTTGAACGCCGCTCATTGTATTAACTCAGATTTCCGCTAATGACACACAATGAAGGATTAATAAACAAAACTGTGGCAATACCGCGAGTAGCCAACGTCAAACTAGCGCGGTCGGCATTAGTGCCAGCTTGATATGCCGTTGTAATCGGGCAATTGATGCTGATATTGCCAGTCGTATCGTTGTAGATAGACACAGCGTTTCCGGCTACAAACGTATCATTCGGCACCGTAATACTGCCGCCAGAACCAACCGTAACAAACTCACCAATATCTGTAATGGCAAGCGTGTAGGCAGAAGTTTTAGCGGCACCTGCTGACGGGATGTTACGAAGATTTCCAACGCCGTCAGACGAAGTAGTAAACGTGCCGGTCGTGCCCGTAACAGTCGTGATGTTGGCACTTGCGCCTTGGAACTGCGTAGTAGCCTGAGCGCCCATGTTTGTGGCGCTGATCGTCGTACCCGTAACAGTTGTAATGTTGGCGCTTGCACCTTGGAACTGAGTCGTCGATTGCGAACCCATGTTCGTGGCACTAAACGTAGTACCAGTCGCAGTCGTGATACTGGCTGACGTTGCATTCAACGTCGTAACCGTAATGCTGCTTGGTACAGCCGTTAGATACGTCGTTGCTTCAACAACATCCGTACCGTTCGACACCAAGATAACTTTCTGCCCTGCCGTGACCGATACACCGGTCTGCCCAGTTACCTTCACCGTCACAGCACCCGAAGCGTTGTTGTAGATGAAGTACAGTTTCTTGTTGGCAGGAACTTCAAGTACCGTGCTGGCACCGCCGGTTCCCGTCAGTTCAATAAACATGTTACGGGCAACGCCCGAAGAACCGTTCGGGATAGTGATGGTGGTTGTGGCACCTGTTGATACGGCTTGGGTGACGTAACCAGAGATAGCCTGCTCAATGAGCGTGCCAAGGTTCGTGTTAGTGGTGTTACCCCACGTACCGGCCTGATCGCCTGTGCCGATCAGTTCAATAGCAAGGTTGGTGCTGAATGTGCTAGACATTTTTAATTACCTCACGCGGCGATTTGTATCCAGTTCGCATTCTGGTTAGTGTTAATCAATCCCCATACATTTACTGCGGGTGACTGCGATCCAATATTACCTGTCGCGGATACCCCAGTTACGATATATCTAGACTCAATCGTTACAGTGCCAGTCTGTCCTGTAGCCTCTACTCCCGTAACAGGATACTTGGAGAACTGTTCTGCGATGCCAAGTTCGCTAGTACCCGTAACGCCTGTTACCGAGAAAATACAATCAAGAACAAATGAAACAGTGCCTATTTCGCCTGTGCCCTGTACACCGTCTTCGATGACAACAGCGGTGGCAACGATAACCTCGTCACCAAGTTCGCCAGTCGCCTCAAGCCCCGTAACAAGTTGAGTATGCCCAGAAATAACAAAAATAGTGCCTAGTTGTGTTGTACCAGCAAGCCCTGTAACAGACAAAATCTGCTCAGTAGATAGCGATACAGTTCCCAATTCACCGGTAGCAGATACACCGTTTACCGGATAAACCGAGAATACTTCTACAGCACCAAGTTCAGTCGTTCCTACTACGCCGTCTTCAATAACAATAGCGTCAGCAACAACAACTTCATCACTCAGAATGGCTTGGGCTTCAACGCCAACAGCAAGCACATCCGCATTGGCAATAACGACAACTGAACCAAGTTCACTCGTTGCTGATACGCCAGTAACTGAAAGTACTTGGTCATGAGAGACAAAAACCGTCCCTAGCTCACTCGTTCCAGTGAAGCGGTAGTAGGTTTCGCCCCAGCCTTCTTCGCCCCAGCCACTTGTTGAAGAACCAAAGCCACCAAGGACAATGGTTACATCAGTGACTGATCCCCAGCCTAGCTCACCCCAGCCACGTAAACCCCAACCAATCGGGTCTGGCACGGGAGTTCTCTAGTTAGGCGATACGAATAATGGCGGTCGAAGCAGCGGCAGCCGGGAACTGGATGGTGAAGTTACCAGCCGTCGAGGTCTTATCACCGCCGAACGCCAGAACCGCAACAGCCTTGTTACCCTGAGTCGCGTTATAGATCAGAGCGCCGTTTGCCGTGATCGTGGCCGAAACCCACGTGGTATCGTCGAAGTCCAAGAACGCCGTTGTACCGGTCGAAGTCGGAACCTGCGATACCGTGAGCGTGTTACCGCCCGCCGTGTAGTTCGTGCCAGACGACGAAACTTCATCAGAAGTTGAATATGCCGTGGTAGCGGCACCCAACGTAGCAGACGAAGTAAACAACGCAATCTTGAACACATCAGGAGCCGCAGAAGCGCGGATCACCGCCGAGCCGAACGCATGAATGCCGTTAAGGATTTCAACCTTAAACGACGTTGCCATTGCTTGTGTAATAGCCATCAGTCTTCTCCAATAAGTTTCGCTAAATCGTGATGCCCGTTTTGCGAGAGCTTTGCACGAATAGTCTTACGTTCAGACTCTTGCGCCTCTCGTAGGTATTTGACCAGAGTTAATCTGATCTGCTCTTTGTACTCCCGAGCCTGCTGAGCAATCTCAGGAGCCGCCGAATCGCTAATATAAACGAACTTGTCTACCGCACGGTCGGCAATTTCTTCTGCCGTATACCCACGGTTATCGGTCGTGAAAATTTTCACAACACCCAAATCAACAACAGACATATTACTCATGTCACTGCAATCCTAGCTTGGCCTGAACGATATGCGTCCTGACGATCCAAGCCATCGCCAAGGCGTTTGAGAAGCGCCAATGCTTCCTGATACTTCTGCTCGTAGTACTGCATCATGTCCTGCTCACCCTTCAGGTACGTATAGGCTTCGCGCAGCGAGCCATACAACAGGACAGTTTCAAAGTTATCCCCAAGCCATGATGTACCGTAGTTCACGATAGACACGGGATAGTAGTAATAATGCAGTTCCGCCGTATACGCGACATCCGGGGTAGGCCCAAGCAACATAGTCGCATCGTCAAAGATGGCGTAATACTGGGGCTTGCCCGTGCTGTTCGGAGGCGGATACGCCGCACGGATAAAGTTCACATCTTTATTAATTAAGTACTCGTACTCGCCAGTCACCGGGTCAATCACGGCCAACGAGAACGTCGATAGCCAATCATCTGGCAACTGAAAGTACGGGAACGTGTTGGTCATCGTCCCGGTCACATTCTTACGAATGGCCGGGATCTGAACGGAGTTATAAATCCGCTCTTCAGCTAACTGCACAAAAGTCGGGATATTAGCCACAAAGCTCTGCTCCGTGGACTCACAGTAATCCTGAATCAGTGTAGAAAGCTGACTGTAATTCACGGAGACCAGCCCGACCGATACTTCATGTTGGTGTCAAGGTTGATCTGCGACACGAACTTCTTACCCTTGGTCGCAGCACCAGCACCCTTCATATCCATGTGGGTGACGCCCTTGTTCACATCCTTCTCTGGGTAGCCATTACGCCCCGTGGAGTCGGTGTTCGGCCTGATTTTGCCGGGATTCAGTTCTTTCATAGCAATTACCTCGGGCCCGAAGAGCCACGCATCGGCTTGCGCTGGTTCATCACCTTCGCCATGCCACGACCGTACTTCTTCATGTCGCTGTTGGTCTTACCACCAGCACGCATACCCTTGACGCGATTCGGGCCGTGAGCCTTGCTCGCCGGGAGTTCAGCGTGTTTTTCCAAATCTGACTTAGCCATCTCAATCTCCTAGGTCGTTACGACCGTTACAGTTCCAACCAAACCTGCCGGAGCAAGGTCGTTTGGAGTCAATCCTGCATCGTCGGCTCTAGCTCCACCTACCGGAGCCCAGCCCCATTGTATCTGACGACTGCCATTTGCACCGTCATTACCCACCGCAAAGTAGCTTGTATCCGGTCTTGGGTTCCGCAGTGCCTGCGGGTCGTCCACGGGATATAAACCAAGTGATAACTGCGGCTGATCCGGCTCCCAGCACTCCGGACATACCAAGATGTTTACGTTCTTGGTTTTGATCACTATAGACTTCAACTGGCGCAGCTTGTACTGAAAGCCACACCGGTCGCACATAGCGATAGAGTGCTTGCCACTTGCAAACCTGTTCGGCATTAGTAACCACCCAAGAAGCTCTCGCGTGGGACAAACCGAACCGCCGCCTTCTCACGGTCCTCGCCAGCGGCCAAATCCCAAGCCTCGTCATACTGGGCTTTCAGAACTTGCGTGCGCTCCAGAGCACCCGGAATCTTCATCGACATCAGATACGCCAGACCCGCCACCATACAGGGCAGGAAACGATAGGGAATATCTTGTCCATTCGGTCCCGTACCGGGGTCGAGCATACGACGCAGGCGGGTATAGACCAGCGTCCAAGTCGTGCTGTTATCCGGCTTCGGCCATACAGTGTATTGAGGATACTGCACTACGCCAGCCGCGCTCGTCGCACCCGTACGGCGATTAATCCAAATCTGAATCGGGCGACCCGTCGCGTTCTTATTGGGAATCGACAGGTAGGTACTGGACGAAATACGCGAGATGTTGATGTCCTGCTGGTTCGTGCCAGAACCCGTGCGGATTACGTGGTCAAGCAGGTCCACCGTATCTACTGGTAGATCGTATGTACCTTGATTATAGGTCAGTACCTGCTGACCCTCCTCAAGCGTCCAGAGGTTAATACCTCGGTTCGCCCAGTCCATCAGGAGTAGAGCAAGACTGCGCTTAGCCGTACGGAAGTCGTAGCCCGTACGCAGTTCAGCACCGCAACGCTCGAAAGCCTCTTCGATAATCGTACTGAGGTCGAGGTTGAAGTCTGTAGTGGCGCTAGTTCTATCTACCATTACTTCCTCGCTGTGACGACATCATCACCCTTGGTGACGGTCACGTGATCGCCCTCAACATCGACCCGCATCGGCATCTCTTTACGATCCAATCGGTCAAGTTTAGCGATGAGATCCTTTATAACCTCAAACTCAGGCTTTACCTCTACCTTCTCATTTGCCCCGGCGATGTTATTCAGCATCGAAATCAAGGCGGTCAGAGAGGCTCCGAGCAAGCCCATCACAGCAGCGATTTTCTCATTATCCAACTGAAGGCTAGAAACAACGCCAATCACCACGATCAACGTGATGTAGAAAAGGCCGTACTTACCAATAGATTTACCGGCAACTTCTTTAGCGGGCGACGATCCCTCAATACGCTTAGCTTCCGCCATAGCGTCTAATCGGGCTTTGAGAAAATCTCCTAGCGTCACTTCTTCAGACCCTTCAAGGTTTGAGCAAGTCTAGCACGTTGGCCCATCTTACCGGGCTTCTTAGCAGCCGCAGCAAGTTTCTTGGCCGGGATCTTTTCGCCAGCCTTAACCCCCAAAGACGCACGAAGCGCACCGGGCTTCTTGATCGCTTTTTGAATCCATTTCTCAGACATCTAATTCCCCTAAAAATAATTTACGTTTATTGTAAATCTGTACTTTTTATCAGTGCATTGAACACTACGGTGTTTTACTAATGGAGCAAACAACAAAATACGATTCTCTACTGACTCGATTTTTGTCCCATCCTCCATTTCAGTATAACCATTATTAGTGTTTACATAATAAACCGCGCCTTTATGTGGGTAATCGTTATCAACGTGCCAGCCATTTTCTACTTGTCTACCAACATTTAAATATAAATTCCCTTTAACTCTGATACAGGCTTTAACAGAAATTTTATTGAGTATAGGTACTATGCTTGTATAGAGCCCACTCATTGGTTGGTGGTCATTGTAAAAAATATGCGTAAAGTAAAACCCATCATCTACGTCTTTTTGTGAAACAGAATCGTTGTAATACCAAGGAATACCTCTCACCATTAAAGATTTAATCTGCTCAAATTCATTTTCTGGCAAAAAATTATCTATAACTTCAAGATCCATAGAAATTACATACCACGTTTTCTGTACGGTTTTACTTTTTCTTTAACGGCTTTCGGCTGCGGGACGAACTGCTTGCCTTGGGACTTACCTTTTCGTTTGGCGGCAGTGGTTCGGGCGTACTCAGCAGGGCTGAGAGCCTTGATCGCAGCCTCTGGAAGATACCTTTCGCCCGTGTCAGAAGATCGTTTACCACTCTTCGTTCTCCATTTCTGGTCGCCCCAAGCCTTTAAGGACTGCTGCGGGGACTTCATTTGTTGCGCTCTTCCATCAACTTGACCCGCACCTGCAAGTCATGGATGTCTTCCATCAGATCGTCCTTGAGTTCCTGTCGCTTGGCCGCGCTCAACGGGCTGTCGGTCGGTACACCGTCTTCGGTAATAAGGATCGGAACCTTCGACTCAATAGCAATCAAGCGGTTCTGAAACGAGGTAATCTCGCCCAGCAGCCAAGCCACAGCAGCAAGCAAGACCGGGAACAACATGTCCACGACCTTCTCCATGCTAAAGCTAGACTTACCCTCGGTATCCACCGCCCTTCTCCTTGTACCGCTTGGCTAACAACTGCGCCTTACGCGCTGACCACTGCCCTGCACCGGTGCCCTGCGTTGCCGAAGCCTTGATCGACTCAAACAACTTCTTACGCATACTCGGCTTGGTGTAGTTGCCAGCCTGATTGACCTTGCTCTTGGCTTCGCCGCCCTTGGCATGGCGGATTGGCTCACCAGTACCCTCAACGGGTTTATTGTCCCCACGGCGCTTTGCACGGGGGACTTTCTTCGGGCTAATAGCACCCATTCCGCGAGAAGCCATCATCGTACGAACCTCCCACGGCCACGGCCTTTCTGAGCAATGCCGTAGCCGCGAACACGTTCTTCTTTAACGCGACCACCACGGCGCATGGCAATCTCTACTGGACGGCCATCTTCGCCAATAAAAGCATTACCGATTCGGCTAGGAAGTTTGTTCAAAGCGGCTTTCAAGCCTTCTTTGATACCTTCTTTCTCACGAACCTTTTTGTAATCTTCTATGGCTTCTTTGGCTACAGCCTTGGCTACACCAGACTTGCCTTCTTTCTTTTCTATGTCTTTGTATCGCTTAATTTCAGGCGCACGCACTGAGTTATAAAAGTCATAAATGTCGCTGACTTTTGTTCTACCCTTGTCTTCTCGAAGATTGGCTCTGCCTACAGTCTGTGGCATGGCTTGTTCTTTCGAGAATTGCTCTACTTTATTGATAAGCAATTCGTTGGGGTAATCGTCGTAAGTGATGTAACTACGACCAGCTTTTTTGGCTTTATCGGCAGCGGACTTCAACTGAGCAAGTTCTTCCTCAGTAAAGTTCTTCTCCGTAATTGGACGCTCACTGCCTGCCAACGTCGTTAAGAACGTGCGCTGCTGAGCCGGAACCCCCGCTGCACGCATTCCACGCTCTACAAGGCTCAAAGCTCCTTCACCAAGACGCCGACCAAATGACTCTTCCTGTTTCGGAGTAAGAGGCTTAGTAACGGTTTTAACTTCTGCCTTGGGAGCAGGCTTAACGGCGGGTTTAGCGGTAACCGGTTTAGGCTTCGGAAGCTCTGCTTCGGTCTTGGGCTTCTTAGTTGAAGTCGTGTACTTCTCACCGCGCCAAGTAAAGGTCTTGCCTTCGCCAAGCTCTTTACGCTTGGCTTTAAACGCTTCGCTGAACGACATATCGTCAATCGTGCGATTCTGCGGCGCACGACGGGCATAACTGGCCGAGTCAGGGCTAAATACGCCTAGCCCCTCTTCCTCGACCAAGTCCCCTTCAGCGAAACGTCTACGGCGCTTCATGGTTACACCATTTTACCGCGAGTCTTACCCTTAATAGCGATGCCATCAGCACGCTTGGAAGCAGAACTACGTGACTTCACTTTGCCGCCTTTCTTTAGGCCGATAGTGTCGGCCTCGGGGCTCTTCTGGAAGTTCTCGTAAGCATCGCGCATTTTCTTAGCCATGTTCTGATCTTTAACAGCCTGCATAGCAGCAGCCTGCTTCTGACCACGAGGGCTAGTAGGCCCAAGGGCTACGCGTGTTTTTGGACCGCTGCTCATGAACAGGCTCCTCCCATACGCATCTTGACCATCTTGCCCTTGGTCTTGCCCTTGCTGGCAATGCCGTCAGCGCGGCTTGAAGCAGAACCACCGTTGGACATCTTTTTGACACCCTTCTTCATGCCCGCTTCTTTCTCTTCGTGACGGATCATGGACTTCGGAGCGCCTTTCTTTTTCATAAAGGCCACTTCCTTTTTCATCATTTCTTTCGACTCGGCTCTACCGCCCTTCTTCATGCCAGATGTAGCCATCATTGCACGACCGGCACGATCAGCCATGTCCCCACGCATAGGCATTGCACGACCCATGCGATCTTTCATATTTCGGTTCATCATTTCAGTTCGCTCCTAAATTATTTAGCGGACTTAATCAGTTGGTCGATTTTCTGATCCAACTTCTCAAGCCGGTCGATTAGTTGCCGCATATCTTCTCGGACTTCGGCGCGGGTGATGTGATCACGCGCTACTTCTTCCCGAGTTTTATTTAGCAAAATGCCGAGTCTTTGTAGCTCGGCAAACTTTTCCTTAACCACAAAACCTAAAACCGCCACGATTCCCGTCAGAACCATGTTCCAAACAAGCATTTCCATGACTCAGCACTTCCATGCACGTAGAGACTTGTTGATACGGGAATTGGGGTCATTCGCAGTCTTGGCGCTCGTCAGTTTCTTCTTCATCCCAGACATCCGGGCACAGAAGGATTTCTTACGAGGACCGCCTTCGGGCTGCGGAGCCTTGAGTCCCGGCTTGCCGGGGTTTGCCCGGTTGTAGGAAGCCCTGCCTTTAGCATTTAAACCGCCAGCGGGGTTTTTGCCTTCCTTACGTTGCCAAGCCGGTGACTTAGCCATAAATGACCATCGTCGAGATTACGGCTGACGGGACGATGTAGATGCTCGTTTGGAAGAGCAGTCCTTCACCCGGCATCAGGATGTAATCCGGTGCGGTAGAACTTGCCTTGGTATTGACCGCGATTTTGACCGGGCCGCTTACGCCACCGTCACGAAAAGTCACTGTACCCGCACCCGAATCGGGAACGATGTAGATCGCCTTCACGCGAGAGCGGCCAATAACGAGGCTATTTTGATCCAGCAGGTCGCCAGCATTTGTGGCGACCTTACTAGCTAAGACATCTGTTTGCATACCCATTCTCCGTCTCCTGTAATGGATGAAGGGGGCTTACGCCCCCCACGAAATCTTACGGAGTCAGGCTGCTGTACAGAGCGATGTACTTAGTGGTTCCGCCGATGCTCACCGGGATGTAACCGGCTTGAGCCGAAACCGAACCCGTGGCAACGCCAGCGGTGATGACGGTCGTACCAATTACGAGCGTGCTGGACTGGAAGCCGTTTTGCGAAACAACCGGGCCGGAAAAAGTAGTAGTAGCCATTTCAAATCCTCACATGCGAGTTGGTTTATCAGTCTGCATGTCGTCAGTCGGGTCTGTCTGATAAACCTGTTAATCCCGATGAACGACTATATAGCATCAAAAAAGAGGGGCTACAAGCATTGCTACTTGTAACCCCCCAATCTCTCTCAGGTCGCCATCAAACTTAGGACGCGCCCGGCGAACCGAACATGCCCAGCGGGTCCGACCAACCGAACGAGTAACGCTCGCGGCTCTTATACCGCACGTTGCCGGTGTCGAAATCGCCGTCCATGCTGTTTTGCAGCGGGGTGCGAACGAAGTGCTTCATGCCGTTCGGAACGTCGGTCGTCAAGAACCAAGCGTTCGTGTCGGTCAAGAAGTGGTTCACGGTGTAGCCACCGGGGATCGAACCCATCGCCTTGAGAGCGTTGATGTCGTTGTCAGCGGTCGCAACACGGAGTTCCGTGTCGAGGAGGCGCTTGGCAGTGAACATCAAAGCCGGGGGAACGATGAGCTTACCGGGCTTCGCCGCGATCAAGAGACCACGTTCGTCGGTCCAACCAGCGATCTGAATGACAGCAGCTTCCAACGAGGTTTCGTTGAGATCCGATGCCGTCAGACGGTTGCTGTTGGTGCCACCCGAAACAAGCGGATGCGAGGCCGAGAACAACGGCTGACCGTCACCGCCCGTGTAGGACGAGGAGAAGCCATTGTTAAGGACCGAGGCCGCCTTGACCTGCTTCGTGTACGCCATAGCGCGAGCGAGCGCCTTGGTATATCGCTTGGAGAGCGAGTCGTACAGGTTGTCTTCAACCGCTTCTTCCGTGATGGAGAAGCCGAGAGCGATGGTCTCGTGGTTGTAACGAGCCGTCCAAGCTTCCTGCGCGTTGTCGTACGCAATGGCGGCACCCTCGGCCTTGACCGGGGCAGCGGAGAATCCGCTCAGCTTCGTCTCTTCTTCAAAAGAACGCTCGGAGGTCTCAGTCTCGTAGATCTCCTTGTGCTCTTCACCATAGGTCTTGTACTCAAGGCCGAACAGGGCGTTCAAACCCGGAAGGAGCTCTTTGAGTAATTGTGCGCGTGAAATAGCCATGTCTTAGAACTCCCTATTACAGACCGGTCGGGTTGTTGTAAGCGTGACCACCTTCGATGACACCCGAGTTCACGTACGGAGCGTTGAACTTCACGATGACTTCTGGGTAGTACACGGTACCGCTTACGTCGAACGCCGTGTCCGGCACAACGTCAATGATACGCATCGGCAGCGACAGCGTAGTGCTGGCAGACGACACGAGGACACCCTGCTGGGAATCGTTCGTCGTCGTATTCAGCGTGTTCGCCACCAAAGCCACGTTCAGACCAACGTCCGAGTAGGTGAAGCCGGTCGAGGTGGAAACCACCGTCGAGGACGACACACCAGCCACTTGGAACAGGGTGTTCGGATCTTCCACCACGTACGCAGTAATGTACGTGCCAGACTTCACCGAGGTGCCCGAAATCCAAGCCTGCGAGTAGGTCGGCTGACCCGTCACAGAGGACACAAACGAACAGCCCAAAAACACACCCGCGAAACCGCGAGTGGGAGCCGTGCTTTCTTCGGTCGTCACAGCCACCGTGCCGTCATTCACGAACTTCAGCGGGTCACCGTAACCAATGCTCGACGCATTGGAAGCGATTCGGCGCTGACGGGTCGCTCCGGCAAACGGCAGTCCACCGATCAGGTTGATCGGCTTCAAGCCATACGGCTTGCTAACAGTAGGATAAGCCATTTGTTACTCCAAAAAAGTTATTTACCTTTACCGAACGAGACCGTGGTCTTCTTCTCACTGAAGAGGGGCATACGTTCATCGTTCAGCCTCATAAAGTTGTTATCTACGGACTGGAGTTGAGCCTTTGCTTGCTGGGCGTAATAGTCATCACGCTGCTTCATTAGCTCTTCCGGTGCCTTACACAACAACAATCCACCGATCTCCACATTCCCTTTAAATTTGGAATTTGGGTCGGTCATGTGCATTAACTCCGGATGGTCTTCTGCCTTTACAGGCTCCCAACCTTCACGGAATTTTGCGGAGGTATTCGATGGGTCTGCGGTACCCATGATACTAGTCCGGATATATCGGAACACCCACCCTGCTTGCGGATTTGGGGCCGGAAGCGTCTGAGGGGGAGTCCAAGTCTTTGTGCGCTGCGCTGATTCCCGATTTTCGAGTTCGCGTGCGAGTCTATTTTCAGCCATTTTAGTTAGTCTCCAATTTCATAAGTTCACGGGCATACTGCTCATTACTCAGACCAAGCTTCTTAGCGAGCATGACCTGTGTCGGCGTCAGACGAATCTGACGTGGCGCGGATGACCGCGTGACCGGAGCCACTACATTGGCTGGTTTTGTGCGAGCAGGCTTTTCGGCCTCTCTCGTTTGAGGTTGTTCTTCCTCGAAATAATCGGGGAATCGCTTCCTCATCGTCGCGTTAACTCGGTCGTAATAATCGTCGCTACGCGGATCGACTCCAGACCGGACCAATTTTTCATGCAGTCCCAAAGCGAGGGCGGTCATCTCCTCGTCTGTACCGAACCAAGCATTTTTCTCTTTCCACGCCTCGGCTTTTGGGTCCGCGACGGGTTGAGGTGCTTGCGGCACTTGATACTGTTGTGTTGGTTGTACTACTGATTCCTCTTCTTGTAAAGAGGGTCGGAAATTCTCGTACTGCTTAACCTTGAGCTTAGCGTCGGTCAGCAGTTCTTGAGCATCAGCAATAAGACCGGGATCTCCGGATTCATATGCCTGCTTAAGTTTATCTTTAGCCACCGCTAATTCATTAGAAGCTGACTTAGTGACCTCTTGGATATAAGCCTTTTCGCCATTACCAAGACGGCTCTTAAGCTGCTTAATTTCTTGCTCACGAATCTGAGCAAACCGCAGAGCTTCTTCTCGCTCACGGAAAGCACGCTCTTTTTCACGACGCTCGTCGTGCCAGACCTTTTTCATCTGAGAGAGACGCTTCTTAACCTTGTCGGAATATTCCTCAAGGTCGTCCTTATCCAACTCGTCAACTACCTCTTTAGGTAGCGGAGTCCGGCCCCGGTCTTCAGCCGGGGTATCGTCTTCAATCTCAATATTAAATTCTGGTTCCGGGGCGGCTTCGGCTTTTGCCTCTACCTCGTCCGGAAATTTGTACTCTTCATTAGCCATAAATCACTCCTTATGCGCGACGGATTCCACGGGGGTCATCGACCACCGCTTCTACCGTGTCGTCGTTGATGATGCGGAACTCTCGACCGTGGATGACCACGCGAGTGCCTGTGTACGGACGGGTGAGAACAAAATCACCTTCTTTGCACCACGGCCCAGTGGGGAACCTAGCCTCGTCCTTGTAGCAAAGATCGCCCAGCTTGATGACGAACAGAACTACAGTGGTCTGCTCTTCAACGCGCTTGGTGTCGTCGGCCTTAATAATGCCTCCCTCAAACTCTTCCTCCACGTGCGGTAAAGCACAAAGGATTCGATATCCTCGGGGTTCGGGCAGTAGGCTTGCTTTCTTGGCTTCTTCCTGTGTTCTCTCAACATTGATATTACTCATGATTCCTCTATACGCTTTGCAAGGTCTTTGATGTATCCCACTGCGAGGTCGAGACCCTGTAACGCCCCGCATAGGCGTTTGTATTCGCCTTCGTCCAATTTGCCTTGGATGAGGTTTTCTACAATTAATGTGCGCTCATCCTTGAGTTTTGATTCAAGGTATTCCAGAGCGTTTGAATAACTCATTCATTACTCCTCAAGTGCAGGCGGTGTAGCCTGTTTTCTCATTTCTGATTCATCACGCGCCTTGCCTATCTCTAGGCCAAGACGTACGCCTTCGATCTGCTGTTTGGCAGAAATAGCGGCTTTGTCTTTCTGGATGTCCACGCCGAGACGCGCTGCCTCAAGCTGCTGACGACCAGAAATCTCTGCTTTGCGAAGCTCCAACTCGTCGGCCTTGGTAGCGGCATCTATCAGATCTTTCTGCTGTTTGCGTGCAACCTCGGCCTGCTGAATCTGAGCCTCCATCTGCAACTGCTGCGCTTTGGTCTGCGCCTGAAGTTGTTTGATCTGCAAGTCCATCATCTGCATCTGAACGAGCGGATCTTGCTGCTGCTGCGCGGCCTGCTGCATCTGAGCCTCGGCCTGATCCTTCTGCAACACACGTGCGGCAGCGGCTGCTGCCAACTGCGACAACTGCGCCTCGAACTCAGGCGGCAGGTCGTATTCTTCTCGGTCGTCTTGCGGAAGCGGGGGCAACGCTGCGCCCAACTGCTTCTCGATCTCGCGGCGATACTGGAACGCCGTATGCTCCATGATGTGTGCCTGAAGCGCGGCTGTGATCTGCTGCGCCATCGGGTTCTGCCCAATCTGTGCAGCAATCTTCGGATCTTGTCCCAAGGCCATGTGCACAGCGATGTGCGCTTCGTGATCCTGATACATGAAGGCTTTGACAGGTTTACCCGTCATCACGTCCATGTTCTCAGTGATCGGATCACGCGGCTTGGCATCGCCCGCCAACGGCACAATACGATCCGCATTCTTCACACCCAACGTCTCAATCATCTGACGATGCAGATACGGAAGATCGTAAAGCTGCGGCGCAGTTTGTGAGAGTTGCAGGACGGCTTGGTACTGCACCACCTTCTGCGACATGGTGGATGCGTTCGGATCACTGACCGGGATGACATCAACATCATCATAGTCAGCCTTCTTCGCTTTGCGATCGCCGACTTCCGGCTCGTACGCATAATCTTCCGGCGTGTTGTCACGGATGATTCCAGCAAGGAGTTTGAACTCCTGCTTCATCGCGTAGTACACGCGAGCCTGCACCGCCGTCATCACCTTCAGAACGCGCTCAAGCACAGCGAGTGTCGTGCCAACCGGAGCCTGCGAAGACATATCGGAAATTTTTAGATCCGACACCGCAGCGAAGCGGCGTCCTTCCTCCACGATACGATCCATCAATACAGACAGAGTCTGTGACGGCTCCTTGTACGGCAGGGGGAGAATGTTGTCGCGGATAGCGCCAGAGGGAATGTCTACGTCTCGGAACTCACCCGGAGCGATTGGAGTATCGTCTCCTTTAATTCTAAGTCCTCTAGACTTGAGTCCTCCGGGGAGATTACTGAGAGTTCCCGCGTCAACGAGTTGGCGAAGGAGCGACGTTGCAGCCTTACTATGTCCCCCGATAAGGTGAATAAGGCCGAAGTAGTAAAATCCAAATCCGGGTATGTATCCGTAGTGGACGAAGTGCTGTCGCTTTTCTTTAAGCTTATCGTCCTCTCTCCAGTTCCTGCGGATGGCGAGGATTGTTCCCGTTCCTTTCTCAATCGTGACGACGTACGGAAGAGCGATTCCCGTCTCGTTGTTATCTTTGTCGACATCTGGATACCCCGGAAGCTCAATATTCACGTGCATTTCGAGGAGTTGGAAACGGTCGTCCATTGACGCACTGAAGCCTTGATCTTCAGCCTTCTGCTTCTCCACCTCGTCCATCACACGCATCGGCTCACCGAGATCTACATCCCGATAGAACCCTGCGTACTGAAGTTTGCGAACCTCATTCTTCGTCTTACGCATACGGTGCGTAACACGCTCAGCCGTGTCCAAATTCGCCGCGCCATAAGGCACGATGATGTCTTCGGCGGGAATATAGACTGCAATCTGCCGACCCAAGGACGGGTCGAAGTACACCTTCTTAAAGGCGTTACCTGCCAAGGCGAGGCTGAGCAACATACGCTCATGCTCCGGGCGATACTCCTTCATCACCTCGGTCAGTTGGTAATTCATGTCATCAGCGACACGAATAGAAGAGTCACGCTTCTCAGGTGTCTCCTTACCAATGATCTTGGTCTTGACCGGACCCATTGCAGGGAAGGTCTCCATGATCGTCTCGGACTGGAACTTAACCGCCGACTCCATCAGCAAAGGATGAAACACACCACAGGCACCGGGCCACGGTTCTGTCCGATCCTCATAGCGGATGCCAAGGATCTTCAAACCTTTGACGTAGGTATCCAGCCAATCTTTGCGGCTTGAGAGATCTTGCTCGTAGTTGCCAATGAGTTCAGAGGCGAGGCTTTGTAACTCGCCTTCACCCATGAAGTCAGCGAGGTTGGCATCGAAGTCCTCTGCACGAGGCTCATCTTTAACCATCTCAATGACCATGCCATCGATACCGATAGCCATGCTCTCCGGGTCTTCGACCATGATCTCAATCGCAGGCTCTTCAGCCGCGAGAGCTTCCAATCCCAGAGGGGCTTCATATAAACTTTTATCGACGGCCATCTAAATTCTCCTAGTAATAGCCTTCGCGCTTGTGGCTCTTAAACCACTTAGTTGGTTCTGGCTCGTCGGATGGGAGCCTAATGAACCCGCCTTGCCTGAATCGGAGGAGGGCTAGGGTGGTGGCGTCCACCAAGTCATCGTGGGTGCCGGATGGGAAATCATTGCATTCCTCCACGACTTCCCAAGCCCAACGTCGATCAGGCACCCAGACTATACCGGAAGAGAACAGATCGGATACTGCATTTACACGCGATATCTTGTCCTGTCCTTTACCCGGAGTGAACTCGGATATGGGCACACCCATACGTCGCATCTCCTGATAGAGAGCCGCGCCGTTGGATTTCTTCTCAACAATAAAAGTGTCTGGGTCCCACTCTTTGTACTGCTCAAGGACTAACTCCTTAAGCTCTGGGAACTCCAATCGCTCACGAATACTGTTGAGAAGAATAATGTTGTAGTTCTTGACCTCTTCATTAAAGAAGACACCCCATGTAAGGAGGGCGTTGTAGTCTGACCGGTTGGATTTCTCCTGCGCGGTGTCGAGCGACATAATGATGTGTTCGCACGGGGGCGGGTTCTCAGCCTCCCATGTCTGCCACCACTCACGTTTGATGAGTGCGCCTTCCTCGGACGTGGGCTGTTGCATGTACTGGGCTTGCCAATACCGCACGTCCATACTGGCTTTTTTAGCCAGCAACTCATTAATGTCCCAGAACTCAGGCCAGAGGGGTTTCTCATTAAGAATCGCGGGAAATTCCACGACTTCCCACTGATCTGCCTCTTCCTCGCGGGTCATGTGATCCACGATCTTCCCGGTCAGATCCTGCTTACTCCAGCGCGTCATCACCACGATGATCGCGCCACCCGGCATCAGTCGTTGTACAGGGCCTGATTGGAACCATTCCCACGCCGGTTCAAATACGTCTGCGCGGCCTTGCTTAGCCTCTTGCTCGGAATGAGGATCGTCAATAATAAAGAGATCAGCACCACGGCCAGCCAAAGCGCCGCCAACACCGATAGCAAAATACTCGCCATTAAAGTTAGTACCCCAACGGCTAGCACTTTTAGAGTCTGCTTGAAGTTCGACATTAGGAAAGATGTCACGGTAATTCTCCGCCCCCACTAAATTACGCACACGTCTGCCGAAATTAACGGCGAGGTCGGCGGTGTGAGACGCCATAATGACCTTTTTATGCGGGTATTTGCCCAGAAACCACGCTGGTGCTAGGTAGCTGATCATCTCGCTCTTACCGTGACGGGGAGCGATGTTCACGATTACACGCTTTTTCTTGCCTGCCGCAATTTCCTCAAAGATTCTGGCTAATTTGCGGTGGTGAGGGCCTACCTTGTAGCCCGGATACACATGATTGATGAAATCTAAGAACGAATCCTTACCTAATTTCTGCGTTATCTGGTTCTGATACTGTTTTAGTAGCTCCGCCACACGCCGTTTGTCCTTATCCGGCATATTGGGCAGCGCCAACTTCAATTTTTGCAGCGATTCAGGCGTTATCTGCTGCATTTTCGCCTTCTATAACCTTGTATTCGACGTTTTCCAGCACGTTAATGACCTGAATAAGCTCTTTTTCGACCTCTTCGATGGGCTTAATAATGTGTGTGGTCTCTGTACGCTTCTTAAATGCGTCCACACCGTCTACTTCGCCAAGCTTTGTGAGGGCTTGCACACGAATTTTGGCATCGGCTGTCGTTTCAATCTCAGAAACAAGCCTGTTAATCACGTAATTTTTGTATTCAGAAAGGTCATCTACGAGCGAACAGTTGCTTTGCTGCACCATACCGGCCAGCCACGCCATTGTTTCGTTCGGATACTTACTAAATTCAATCCGCTTCTTGGGATCTTCGATCATCTGACGAGCCAACTTCTCGGCTTCGTCCTTGTCCTGCTCAGTTGGGACAAGGGGTATACCTGTTAAATCTGAGATCAACTTTATGGTGCGGGCCCGCATCTGGATCTCTGCCTCGGCAGACAATTCAGGCAAGGCTTCAGCCGCGTTAGCGGGCAGCGGGATGTTCTCGTCGATCTCTGGAACAAGCACCGTATCAGTCATGGGTGTGGATAGTACAAAATAAATATATAAAAAAACAGCATGGTACCAAATGAGATACCGGGGGGGTTCTGTATACGAGGGGGTGGGGTCTGCCTAGCCGAGTTTTGTAAATGTAGTGGGGATTTGTGAGAGTTCGAGTGTATTACGCCGCTACGCAGGAGGTAAACGCAGCGCGGAGGGTGGGGGTACGGTGGGGTGACGACGTCAACGATTTGCACATTGTGTGGGCTTGAGTTCGATTTTGCTAAACCCTAGACGACGTAATGGACTTGAGGTTACGCCGCCCAAAAATCCGCTGCGTCTGCTTGCCGTTGACTGGACAAAGTATAACAGAAGTGGTATAATAGAATCGTCGGCGGGGTGTTCTCGCTGACTCCTGACAATGTCAGGAATACATCATCTAGTGGAGTTATACATATCATGGCTAAGTCAAACAAAGTTGCTGTCGCGGTCTCGAAGTCGGTCAACCCGTCAATGGCTGCCGATATTCTCGCCAAGGCTGAGGCGGTCGCGGTCAAGGCTATCGACGTTCAGATTTCTACGTCGGTCGACACCGAGTCGTTTCAGTCTGATTTCGCGGCGCTCTGCCTCGCGGCGGGTGTTCCGGTGATCAAGCGCGACGGGGTCGAGCGGTTCGATCGTGAGTCCGAAATCGGTAAGGCGTTGCACGCGGTGCTCAAGACCATGGCTACCGATTCGGCCAAGACTCGCGCGCACTATTCGGTCGAGGTGCACAAGGTGGGCGACGACGACAAGTATCTGCCGGTTCGCGTGTGGTCTCGCCTGGCTAAAAAGTGGACACCGGTCGAGTCTGCTTTGCCTGTGAATCACACTTTCACGGCGGCATTCGCGCTAGGCGTCGATCTCAAGACTCTCGCGTCGGTTGCTGAAAAGCCGAACGGTGTCAAGGCTTGGATGCGCGGCACGGCGGTTGGTGAGCGGCCGGATGGCAAGGGTCAGGGTATGCGCGACTGGATCAACAATGATGTTGATCAGGCGTTGTCTCGCGGTTGGAAAGCCGATGCGTCGGGTCGTGCGGGTGGTGCGAAACAGGATTTCGCCGATCTGCTCAACGGTCTGCACAAGGCGGGAACCAAGAAGCGCGCGCGATATGCCAAGGACAACGGCGACGATTCGGTGGTGTCTGAGGGTCAATGGACGGCACTTTGTTCCATCATGTTGGAGGCGGCGTTTGATCCTGCTCTGGCCGATGAAATCATCGCGGCGGCTGATCGGGCGGGTTCCTGACACTGTCAGGACTACGGGGGGCGGCGCGAGCCGCCCCTCTCTTATCACGGAGGCATCGTCTAATGATTGTTTACAAAGTGTTCCACACTCGCATGGGCGACCATGGCGGCATGGTCGAGTTCTGCTCGGAGTTCGATTCGTTTTGCCAAGCGTTCTACTGGGCAAAGGAGTTGACCAAATTGGAGTTACCGACTCGGTGGGAATTCGATTTTATCGATGCGCCCAAGCAACACGAGTTTCATTTCTAAACCACAGCCCCGTCAGGCTCATGCTTGGCGGGGCTTTTTTGCGTCTGCGCTCCGCGAAGCC